ATAAATACCACAATCGTTGCAGTAATAAACATTAATGTTGTAACAAAGAACAATAACATAGCATCCTCCTAACCAAACATTACCCACAAACATAAAATTAATAATACAATATAAAATATAGACATATTAATACTCCTTCATAATAACGTCTAAATACTCGTTCTTTTGCCCTCTGTTAGCCCTAAAATAAGACCTGTAGGAATACCTACGACCCTCAAAACGCCACTCTACAGCGTCTCTCAGAGCCTCTGGGAGGTCTTTATCGCCCACTTCTACAACACCAAGGGCATCATTCTTCTTGTCGTAAAGTACGTGTATTGTTCTCATTGTTAATAATTGCCTCTACCTTTCTACCAAACTCAATATCAGCTTCACAACGTTTATACGCATTCTTTATCGCCCATTCACGAAACTCCAATGTGATATCATCACCGCGTCTAACCTCATCGTATTCACCAGTAAATAATGCTCTTACACCTTCACCCCACTTTTTAGCAGATTGTGTAGGTGTTAAAGGCTTATCTGCAACATCTCTTCTATGATGAGCCAACCAATAATCATCAACTTCTTCATCAGAAAGCTCGACTGGGATATACGGTACACCCTTGATATACTCTACACAAGGACAAGGTTTAGGTTCAGGTGGCTTTCTACTCAACTCAAGTATAACTCTTTCTAACTTATTAATATATTCCGCTTGTTCACGTTTCGCAATGACTTTCTTATCAATCATACCGCTACGCCAAAACTTAGCCATATTATTCATCTCCAATCTTAACTTTCATGTAAGGTTGCCCTCCAACAAATTTGGTAGCATACTTACTATCATCTTCCTCAGGCGATTCGTAAGTCGTTGTTCTAGCTATATAAAACTCAATAGGTTTTGGAGATTCGTATACCCATAAATCCTCATCCCTGGTAGTATAATAATCACGCCCATATTCGGCATTATATTCTCTATGTTTGTTAGACATAATTCTAGCGTTTCTTATACTGAGATGATATATTTGAACATTACCATTACAAGTGCCTGTAGAATATTTAACATTATTGATACTCGTTGTCATAATACTCATCTCTTTATCATTAAATCCAACCTTAACAACAACTTCTACATTTTCTTTCATAATATTATCCTTTCTAAAAAAAAAAAGAATACTAGCCGAAACCAGTATTCTAATAGTTTATTCGTTATATTGATTTTCTTTGCTAATTTGTTTAGTTTTATTACTATACAAATATGAGTAGACTTTAGTTTTCTTTTCAAGATTTTTCTTTGAGATTTTTGCAGCACCTAACAATACAAGTCCTGTTCCGATAATACCTGCGCCCATACCTTTTAGGAATGAGAAGCATTTTTCTTCTTCCAATTCCTCTTCGGTTATAGTCACAATGTCCTCGTCACGAGAAATTGCATCCATTACAGTGCTGAAGTTCTCAGTACCAATCTTTTCAGCATCAATCTTAACTCCATCTTTATAATAATATCTAGCCATAACAATAGCCTCCTTTAAAATAATCTAGGGTTCTCTCCCTATTATACTAGAGGAAAATAAAAATAATAAAAAAAAAAAGAAGAGTAAAGAACTCTTCATTACTTTCTATTTTTAAGCCAAGTGTCAAGTGCTAACACACCCATTACTGTATACATACCTGCATAGAAAAACTTTAGTTTGATATTAACATCTTCTTCTTTGCTTCTTACCACATTATTGCTTTCAAGATTAATTCGTTCATGACGATAATAATCTTTTCTTGCAGCTTGACAGTATTTTTCAATAAACTCGATATTATCTTTCAAATCCAGTTTTTCTCTTACAAGTTCGTACATTTCATCTTCAGCTTGTTTGCATTCTTCCTCCCACTTTCTATAGCGAGCAATTTGAGCTTCTTTTTTCTCAATCTTCTTTCCATAAAGTTCGTATTTAATCTTTTCAATAAATTTCATTTTTAAATACCTTCCTTTCTATTATACAGATGGTAAAAAAAAAGAGCAACGGCGTAAACCGTACCCTTTTTAATCCATGAACTTATTATACAATGCTTTTAATAACATTCCACTTCCAAATACACCGACACCAAAAGCCACGATATTCTTGGCAGTAGTTTCAACATCATCTAGACAATCGTCATAACCTGTATCAGCGCCCATATAATATGTAGCGTGTGTAAGGTTTTGCAAATCATCTTGAGATTGAAACTGATTGTCTTTAGTTACCGCTTTATATCGGTCATTCAAAAGTTCCTCATGTTTTTTAATAAAACGTTGTTTCATAATAAAATTCCTCCTTTTCTATTATATAAGCGGAAATAAAAAAAAAAAGAAGAGTAAAAACTCTCCATTACTTTTTGCTAAGCCATTTGTCTAGTTCGTATAATGTGGCTGTAATATATACACCAGCACAGAACCAAATCATATTCTTAGTAAAGTTTTTCATTTCCTCTTCTGTTTTCTCTGTAATCATTTTATCAATCATTTTAGATTACCTCCTTTTCTATTATAATAGAGGTAAAAAAAAGACAAGAGTAGAACTCTCGCCTAAAAGTCAACTTCATCTAATTTATGTCCTAATCGTTTTTCGATACGCATAATAGTAAAATCCTTTCGACTTGTAGGATCGTCCATCTTGTCTTCATGATATTTAAGTTTAAAATAATCACAACTAATTAAATATTCAAAAGTGTAACCAGTTCTTCTTTGCATCTTCAAGATTCTTTCTGGATATTTGCCCATCATATAATAAAGTACACGTTCTACCCAACTATGATAATTAAACCAATAGTTTCTTGCCATTTTATCGCAAGTCTCTGCTCGTTTAACAGCTAGTTTAGTTTCTTCTCTATACTTCTTATTACATAATATTAATATCGCATTAATATCTCTAGAAAACAAATAAGTAACAATCACAACAATAATAATTTTAATCATAATTATATTCCTCTCTTTCTATTATACCAATAGAAAATAAAGAGGCTATTTCTTCCAACCACTCCTGATCAAGTCGCAAATGAACAATACTACAAAGAAACCACCAATACACAATACATAAGTTTTAATCATTTCAAACCCTTACCTTTCGTAAACATATCAATAACCTTCTGAGTACCATCATCAAACTTAGGTTTCATGCTAGCTTCCATATTGTTCATATCCATGCCCTTGTTCTGTTGGTTCATGATCTCATCAATCTTAGCTTGTTGTTCTTCTGGTGTCATATTCTCAAAGTCCAGGTTCTCAATCTCATCCATAGACTTACCACCAGTAAACTGTTCCATCACACCCTTACCTTGTTCCTGGTTAAGTTTAATCTCAGAAGCATCTAAGTTAATACCTTCTGGCCCACCAAGCTTGATTGATTTGATATCAAACTTCATACCACCGATAGAAACAGAACGTCCTGGAGTCTCAATCTTCTTCTCAGGCATATTCAGCTTCATACCCTTAGCAAAATTCTTAATACCATCAATTGTAGAAGGTTTAACATTAATATTACCATCTGTAGCCTGGCTAATTCTTTGCGACATCTCTGAACCAGACATCTTCGACACATCTGGGAATTCAGGCATATGTATCTCCTTCAATTCCTCAGGCCCTTCTATACCAGATATTTGATTGGACATTTGACTCTTAGCTGATTCTAATTGTCCTTTCATATCACCTAACATATCACTCCATGCCATTATATTACCTCCTAAAAAAATAACACCAGCCGAAGCTAGTGCTATTCTTACATTTTATTTTGCATCATTTTAATAAAACCTTTTAACATAAATGAGTGTTCATCATTCGCAAGGCCTTGAATGTATGTGAAATACATAATCTTACGAAGTAGCTTCTTCTGAACCTCTTTGTCTTCTACATCAAATAGAGCTTCTAGGTTAGCATCTTTGATAAACTCTTCAATATCTTCGTTTACCAAGGATGTTACACTAGGTAATCCCTCTGGTGCATTAGAAAAATGATTCAGAATATCTTCATCGAAATTATCCTTAGCATATTCTTCAATTCCGTTTACAATTTTTTCTACATTTGACATAACAATGTCCTCCTTAAAATAATTCTTAGGGATGTCTCCCTATTATATAGCTGGATAAAAAAAAAGCCAGAGAACTGGCAATTTATTATAGTTTGTCGAGTTAATGTAAGTCTTTACCACCATAGTCCCAAGGATAACATACAGATTCTACTTCAAAACCATACATAGATGCTTTTTGTAAATAATATTCCATACGTTTTTGGCGACATACAATGATAAACACCTTATCATTATTATCATCAACAAATCCTGCTAAATAGCAGCCTCCGCTTTTTAATTGAAATCCATCATCTTTTAACAAGTAATTAATTTCCGTTATTAGATATCCTGTTTCTCTTTCAGCATACGTTACTACGACGTTAACTTCTCGTCTTAACGTTTGAAAAAGTTCATTAAATCTAAACTTAACGTCTTTGTCTTTTAAATGTTCTAACATAATATAATTCCTCTCTTTCTATTATACGAGAGGTAAAAAGAAAGAGCCCTGGTAAGAACTCTTTAACTTTTTAACTAAAAATTAAATTTCTTATCGAACTCTTTCGGAATATCATTTGATTCCAAAGCTTGCTCAAACAACCTCAATCGTCGTTCCAAGATATCTAAATATTGATACATAACTGATAATTGTCCTTTAAGTAGTTCTAAGTGTTCCTCAGTAATGTTAACATAAGGTGTTTTGTCAAGAACTTTAAGACCAGCTTCAAGTTTATCTACTTTATTTTTAACCTCATTTCGTTCTTCCTCAACACGTTTCACAACTAGTTTAATCTCGTTCATAATAATTCCTTCTTTACATATTTGGTGAGATCTTAATCGTTTTATCTTCGGCAAGGTACTTCAAATCACCTTCATAAGTGAATGACTCTAATCCATCTAAACTGTACCATACTGAACGTAGTCGTCCAACGTTGTCAATCATTTCAAGAAACATAATAGAGTCGTTTGTAACAAGAACATCGCTTGCCACTTGTACGATTTCAGTAGTCTTACCAATATAACGAAGTACAAGTTTCTTACCTGTAATCTTCTTAGCCGCCGTGGTTGCTTCCATTTCCAGTTCCTTTCAAATCGATAGGTGTATCAGCGTTACCGTGTTCAACCTTAATTGTAGGTGAGTCTTTTTCATTGTAATAAATACGATAGACAATCACCTGGTTTTTAGGTAATTCAGACTTAGCGCTGAGTGGTTCTTTTACCTGCTTTCCTTTTTGTTGTGTAATACCTGTAGAGATAACACAAACAGCAGTACACAATAAGCATAGTGTTACACATAGAGCTTGGGTTAATCCTTTACTTTTTAGAATTTTCATTACGATGTTTCCTTTCCTCCTCAATTCCTTGAAGCCATACAGCAGTCATTACTGCATAATTAGCCATATCAAGAAGAGTATCAGCAAGAGACTCACTAACCCTTCCCCCAATATCCATTCTAGTAAGCGTCCGCAAACGATTATACTTATCGCCAATACGAATAACGCCAGCAACTGTTCCAAAATCATTTAAACTCTCCTCAAAGCTACCACCATAATCATGGTTTTTGTCTACAAATGTTTGATTTAATTTTCGATACGCGTCAAACATAGTTTGCGGGTTAATCAAATCAGTCGGCAAGATTTCACCTGCAATAAAATTACAAGCATCATCTTTAGGGTCTTCCAACCATTTACGGCGTTCTTCAATGTAATCCGTAAGGTTGTCTTTTTTCTTTGTCATTTCAATTCCTCCTTAAGACAAATAAAGTGTAGAGATATAATCTCTGTAAAGCATACTAACGACCATTTTTTATTTATAGGAACATATATTTCATAAGAGGTACATATATAATGTCTAATGGTAAATCGTTTTCATAGGGAAATAGGGAATAATAAGAAGTTAATTATTGGCCGCTAGTATACTCAACAGAGAGCATAGCTCTCCGCAACTCAAAATATGATGGACTGGTCTTTGCGGTCTCAATCCATCGACACACGATATAGAATAATAAAATAGTAAAGTTCTTAGCAAGCCGATTCTTACTAAGAGAGAGCTGTAATACTCTCTGCAGAACACACAATCATAGACCTGTTTTGTATAATTTTGAATGTAGAAAGAAGGAAAATTATTATATAAAAAAGGACATTGAAAAATGAAAAGTTGACTGAATTTTTAACTAACTATTTTAAATTTGGAGATGTTATGAATAAAAAGTTAATTCGTCTACAATTGTGTGCTCAACAGAAAGTATCACCCATGACTGTGATATTCTGTATTGCTAGTCGAATCTAAAACCTCACTTTAGGATGATGAAAATTTTGTTCTACTTTCTTTTTAGCTTGTTGGCTATTATTTTCGGCAATAAGGAAATAGCCCAAGATTGTTCTAGCAATGTGGGAAAGAGTATTAAAGCGTTAAGATATACATTGTTTTCTAAATTTCGTTTAAATTGCTATACACTATTTATAACACGCAAGTGTAATAGTTGCGTCGAGGTGATATACTACTTTCAGTTTTCTAGCTTGCACAACTTAAAGAAATCCTTTAATTATATTCTAAATTTATTTTTGCGAAATTTTTGTCGGGTTGTCATGGTAGGCCCAAAATAAAAAGAAGAGAACGACATCTAAGTCATCCTCCTCTCTATTATACACCTGGAAAATAAAAAGTTTTATTTAAATCCCTGCATACGACGTTCAATACGAACACCTTCGATAACATTAGACATAGATATAATCTGATTCATGATTGCTCGTATATCTTTAGGATCTGGACTATCGATATCCATTGCACCGAGTTGATACAATCGACATTCGAAAGTTAGGTCTTCTGGTTTCTTGTCATATTCCAAACAGAACAATGCACAATAAATCCAGAGTTGTTTAAACGATGGTTTAGATACACCTGTCTTCAAGTCATGAACTTGCAAGTGTTTCTTCTCCTCGTCGTAGTAAATAGCATCAGCCGTACCAAAGCACTCGTCAGAGTAATATAACAATACTTCAGACGACATTGACTCATCAAACATTGTGAGAGCGTCAATAACAAATTGATTAAGAGCATTCTCGTTGTTTTCAGGCATGATGCTATACAATATCATATTGGATGCTAGTTCGTGCATCTTAGTGCCGTCTTCCTTAGAATAATTATTCCAAGTTACACGACGCATTTTATCAGGGTCATAGTTCAACCAATGATATCCTGATGGGCTAAGTGTCGCATGGCGTCCTTCTAATCGCCAGTGGTCATTCCATTCCATTTAATATCCTCTCTGTAGTGAATAGTTGTGTTGATTTGGGTCAGCTTCCATTGGTGTTTCAAGAGTTTGGGTAATGTTCATAACACCAACTTCCCAGCCAACGCTGTTGATATAATACTTATCGTCAGTATCCTTCTTAATATTAATAGTAACACGACGGTTTTCTTCGGCAACCTTTTCAATAACGGTCTTCATTTCAGCTACAATAGCATCACGGAAGGTACCAAATGTTTGTCCAGAACCATCTTTAATCTTGAGAGTTCCAGCAATGGTTTTGTTAGCGTCATACACACCATCAAGAATGATAGGTGCATTAACCATACGGAAGTTGATTTCGCCATTGTCTTGTTTAACCCAACGTTCCATCAACATAGGTTCATAACCTTCACTGTTCTTGATAAACTGAGCAGCATTGAGACAACCATTCAAATCAACGTCATCAAAACCGTAGTTCTTGATATACATAGCTTCAGCATATCCAATAACTAGTTTAAAATCGTTTTTATCAAATGTAGCAGTCATAATAGCTCCTTAATATTTAAAACGGTTAGTGAAATGTTTGTAGTATTCAGCTGCATTATGGAATAGATTACCAGCACGATATTCAACAATGTCGCTAGACTTATTGTAAGTGAAATATGGTGCAGGGAATGTTACTTCAGAGAATTCTTTACCATCAAGACTCATATTATCAGCTCCTTGAGATACAGATTGTCCTGTAATACGTTGCAAAGCTTTCATAACATCACTATCACAAGTGTAATCAAATACAAATCCAGGAATATAAGGTTGTTCGATTTGGTTTGTACTAGTGGTGTAGTCTGGTTGGTATGTAGATGCACGTGTAACATTGATGATCGTGTTAAAGTTAGCTAGATATTTAAATGTCTTACGAGCATTATCGTGCTGAGCAGGTTCATCAGTCTTAACAAGGATTAGGAATTCGTCTTGTAAATCGTTAATCTTGCGTTGAATATGATCAAGCCCCATATCAAGTACTTCAACAACGCTTTGCGTGTATGGTTTTTGATACATCGCGTAGTATTTAGTTTCAAGGTCAATACTATCTGTGATAGAGTCCAACACTGAGTGATCAATATGCGTTTGTTCTTTTTGGATTTCCATCCATTGCTTAGTATCTTCTAGAGAAAGGTTATCATACACAGACCATTTGTCACTGTTATAAGGTGTTTCAAAGTCTGTAAATGGAACGTAGTTACCATTCTTCATTACAGCAATGTAACCTACAGGTAGAGCAGCGTATCCAGAAAATGCTGTATCGTAGAGGTTCATAATTCCTCCACGTGCACCACGAGCTCCTGCTGGAGTAGGGTCATTCAAATCGCTACCATCGTTAGCAAGAACAGGTTTACGATATCCAAACCCAAGAGCATACTTAGGAATGAACATGAGGATTGAATCCAAATCCACAATACTTGACATTGAAATATCTTTTTTATCTTTTGTTTCGATATCCCATGCATAGTTAGTTAGTTTTAGTTTCATTTATTTTCTCCTTACTAAACTCAAGCCCGTAATATTTCTTAGCAAAGGCTGAGTTGTTGAATGCTTTCTTGTTCTCAATCGCTACCATGATACGTTTATCAATGACAGCATCAGACAAGAAGTAATAGTAATATAAATCTTTATACGAAGTGTTAAGGCGGTCTATACGACCTTCAGCTTGTTCCATCTTGCGGTAAGACGAGTTAAGTGACCAGAACACCATACAGTTGGTTGTAATACAATTCCAAGCCTCAGCAGCATTGTACTGGACAATATACCACCATTTATCCCCAGTTGGCACATTCTCATGCTTCATTCTATTCCAAGCAGCCCATTTCATACCTATCTTTTCTGCTTGTTCAACAATCATCTCATACTCGTAAGTGTAGTTGTAGAACACAATAATACGGTCATATCTTTCAGTTAGTTCTAACAACAATATAGCACGAGTTGGACTTGTATTAACAACACGTCTTAGACAATGTGTGAATTCCGATGCATTCTGAATAGGCATACCTGTGTCGTAATTAAATCGTTCTTTAACAATCAGGTTGTATTTATCCACGTTGTAATATGCATGCTTGACGGACTTGTGTCTTATCGTTTTACGTTTATCGTCCATCTTAACAAGTATTTGTTCGCGTAAAGCGTTTAATCTACCCGTACCGACATATCGTTGTACTGCGGGGAACTTCACATGCGGATTCCAGATAACGTGTTGATTACAGAAATCAGTCTTGTGTTTATAAAATCCGTTAGCACAAAACAGAGGAACATAATCCATCCAAACATCTCCTGGAGTCGCACTTGTCATTATCCAAGCATTGTTGTTAAACCTTGCTAGATGTATGAATGTTCTAGCCCACTTACCATACCCGATAGCTCGTTGTTCATCAAAGATAATACAAGCATCTCTCACTTTCTTGTACTTCTCAATGTTATTCCAGCTATCTACCATATACCTATCTTCACTAATACCACAAGCCTCAATAGACTCATGCCAATCTGGTTTTGTATGACCCTTCTTAACCATATCACGCGCAGACGGAGTTGTAATTACCAACAACGGTCTATCTGGATAGTTCTTCAAATACCAGAATATAGACACAAACGTCTTCCCCGAACCAACTCCACCTACAAGGACATTACCGCTAGATAATTTGTTTAAAGCTATTTCTTGGTCTTCGTATAATTCGATTTCCCCAAATTTAATCGCCATAGATAACCTTGTACATATCTTTAGCTTGTTCTACTGTGACTTCAGGAATATAGTTATCATCTTCCTTGATAAATAGATTATCAGCCTCAGACCAAACAAACCCGAACGAAATCATCAATCTTTCATACTTATAAAAATCGTCCATAGTTCTCCTCTCTAATGGGCGAATCTCTCGACATGGCCCGTCGGATTAGAATAGAAACTCTTTTAATGCTTCAAGAACTTCTATTTCGTTTTCAGGATATATAAACCTAGCAAAACCAAACTCCTTATTCAGAGTCTTAATATACCATTCTTGATTAGGTCTTGCTGGTGCCTTACTATCCTTTTTAAATTCAAGAAATGCGACTTTACCTTTGTAGAATACGACACGGTCTGGGAAACCTTGTATAATGTTCGGATCATTCTTTTGTACCCAAATGTGGTCATCCCATTTCCGTATAACAGCACATACTCTACGTTCTAGATATGATTCTAAAGGCATTAGTCAAATGGGAGTTCTGGTTCATCAGCAGTGTCTTGACCAAGTACGTATTTTTGATAGAACTCATCTCCACCACCTGAATATGGTTCTGTGTGGAAATAAATTGCATTCAAATATAAGTTGAATCCTGAGTTATTTTGATAATGCCATTCATATACAGACGCTACAACGTCAGCATGTTTGTAGAATAAATTATCAAGACTTGCAAGAGATGCTTGGTCTGCATTGTCGATACGTACAGCATTGCCTGTAGCATCATCAATGTTGTAGATTTTAACAAAGTCTTTAATTGGTTCACCAGCTTTGTTTGTTGCTTTAACTTGAATATAATGTGTAGGTACAAAGTTTGCAATATACTGATCGTATGGTTCAGTCCATTCGTTTTGTAGTGCACGTTCGTTATAACGAGCAGCGTCCATAGGTTGTGTTACTTTAACATTAAATCCGTAATCAATAAGATCTTGGATCAAATCTTCGTCGATAATATCTACGCAGAATGTGCGTTTATCTGCAAATCCGTCACGATTAATTCCTGCAAAATTACGAAAACGAAGACGTGAGTTAGGGAATGAAATGCGGTTGTTGTTGATTGTAAGTGCCATGGTGTTATTTTCCTTTCTTTCTGTTGTGGTTGTAAGGAGAGTCTTCAGGGACTCTATCCTCACCCCACGAGTTTGCTAGTAATGCCGTGTCGAGTTTTTTGTGATTTGCGACATACCTTCCGAATTTTTTCTTTACTAATAGTGAATAAATATCACGTCGAACCTCATAATCAGACATCTTCGACATGAATGAGTTTGTGTTAGGGTCATATAAAAATGAACCCAATAGTTCAGGGTGATTGTACAAATAGTTTGCACAACGAGATATAGGTAACTCTTTTAGATAGCGTACAGTCTTGTTGAATATATTATGACTCTTACCATCTAACAAGTTAGGATTACGTAGGATTACTTCAAGGTCTCCCTCACAAGCATGTATATAGTATGTAATATCATCAACAGATAATCCATATGTTGGATAATACTCACAGTCCATAATGGTTTTAAATTCGTTGGTATCTCTATTCCAATTTTTTATAGCGCCAGTTTTATCATTTCCATACTTGTTGTTAATCCAGTTTGTGTTACCAAATAAGTCTCGCTCCCTTTTGCATCGTTCGCCTAATATACGTTTACCTCCTCCTTGGATGATACGTCGCATAGGCTGGAGCTCTTTGATTATCATGGAATGATCTCCTCGTAATAATATCCAGAAGAGTATTTGACCTTCACGAACGAACCCCCAGACGTTTTAGTCGAATCAATATATACTTTTTCTTTATTTGTAGGTCTTGAAGTTGTAGATGCATACAAGACGTAGTTATCATCTCCACGGAATAATACAGATTTGTGACTGTCTTCAACATCAATAGCCTCAATCTCTACAGAGAAATTTCCGCCAGTATCTTTAATCTTTTGTCGAATATAATCATCAATCTTGAAATATCCTTGGAATAAATATAAACGTTTATTCCCAGCACCAAGTTCAAATCTACATGCATCTTCCACAACACTTTCTTGTGTGTGTAGTGATTGTTGATAGTCGAACTCTAGTGATGACATATCTGCCTTGTTTCTACAAATATGAATAAAAGTCCTATAGTCTGAGACTACATTGTATAGTTCATCAAACGGTCGCGGGTGTAATTTATCTGGAATATTATACAGATATCTATGTGATAAAATCATAGTTTACCTTCCTTTTTTAATTGTTGTACTCTGCGATATATCGTACTAGGACTGACATTGAAATAATCTGCACACTTAGCATCAGACATACCAACCATCTTTAATGATAGTAGTTCATCCATATCGACATGTGCTCGATTACGTTTAGATTCAATGTGAGTTTTCATGATGTTAATTAAACGAACAATATCTTTATCATCCATCAATAATCACCTCACGCATACCAATCCAAATCTTGTTGTACGTAAACTCAGATGATTTGACAAACTCTTTAAGTTCGTCCTCATCTTTACAAGGTATCGCAGAGATTTCGCGTACAGCATTCACATTAATACTAATCTTACTTTTATCGTCTAAATCCAGAACAATGAAAGGTTGTTGTAAAGGTGAAAGCTCATACGCTTGTGTTAGTCGTTTTAGACTTCGTTTAGGCATTGCAAGTTGGAATACTTTAATACCCATTGTATTTTCATCATCACCAGCTTGTGCCTGGCTTACTGTAACTAGATAAAGGATAGGAGACCTAATCCTCTCTAGAAAGTTAAACAACCATTTCTTCATTGTTCTTCCTTTCAAACATAGTACCTTTGAACATGATATTACCATCACCTACTGCATAAATAGCATCAACTGCTTTAGCACGTAAGTCGTTGTAATACATCATATCGACATCTTCAATATCTTTGAACTCATCCCAGAGCTTCCATTTGTATCCAGAACATCCTGTAAGAGCTGACGGTTTGTCAATAATATACTTATCAAAGTTAGAGTCGATGATTTCCTGAACAACTTCAGGTTCAACCTTAACCTCTTTAGCAATACGCTCAATACGACGTTGTTCAACCTCTTGAGGTGTTCCTACTTGGTCACGTTTAGGTAAGTAATTCAAGATACCTTTGTCGTAACGCAACTTGATAGATTGTGTGATATCTGTAGGGCGTTTCACAATAGCCTCTCCACCAGTACGAGATGGATAGATATATGCATTCTTACCTACAAACTTATTACCAATAAAGATAGATCCACCATTGGCTTGTTTAAGCATAGCGAATTCTTCTGGTAAAACTTCTTCGTGAGTGAATAAGGTCTTCTTGACATACGGTACAGCGAATTGAGTACCAACTGCTTCCCATTTGCCTTTCTCTTTCTCAGGCCATCCGATTTGTGCAATAAGAACTGCATCGTTAACCAAAGCCATACGGTCATATGTATGTTCATGGTCAAACTCGTATTTATACTCACGAGCTCGATTCATACAATAATCAATGATAGCTTGGTCTCCGTTAGCAATCTTGATTGAGTCTGTCTTAATATGAACAACCTTGTATCCTTTCGCTTGTACTTCATGTTTAAGTTGTACCATAAACAAAGCACCACGTTTAGCAATACAGTTGTCAATATTACGAGGGTCTTTGAATACATTAGGATATGGTGCAGACGTCATACCATAAATCATGTTAATAATGATTTTAAGAGCATGGGCAAGACCTTTAGCCTCAGATGCATTCTCTAAATATGGTTTAAGTTGTTCTGAGAAATTCTTGTCCACAGCATCGAATGATTTCATTGCCTCATCAATTCGATTTTCTTTAATAGCTACACGCAAATCCACAATTGCTGAGAATTTAGGAGTATATGGCCCGAAGTAGTTCATAGCTCTAAGACTGTTAGGATGCATAGATTTAATATCCAATACTACAACATTCTCATACACTCCTGGGTCAGCATATACATATCCACCTTCGGATGTAGCTTCACCCATATATGTTGATTTAGGATTACCAAACTTGTCGTATTTATATCCTGGGAATTCCTTAGCCAAGTCATACCAATTAAACTTGTCTTGAGGAGAACGGTCATTACCAAATAAGAAACGTTCACCCAAAGTTTGAGTTTTATTGATTGGAGGCATACCTGTAATTGTACATAGAATCTTACGAGCTGTAAACGCATCTTGTGTAAGATGGTATTTCCACAAGAACTCAGTTGCACCTACGTCATTCATACAATACTTACCAGCACGACCCCAGTGTTCTTTGGCTAGAGGTTTGTCCCAAGGGAACTCAAACTCATCGTGAGGATATCCAATCTTGATTTCCCATTTCTTAAGACTCATCTTAATATCATGGAACTCATAGATATCGGCATAGTCAATAGAATATGCAGGCCCACGTTTACCTGGGTTCTTAGCTCGTGGCCCATCGATAATCATTTGTGATTGATTAAAGATCTCGATAGGTTTCTTACCACAATACATGTCATAGAAAATATGAGCATCGTAGTTAAGGTTATTGAAACCAACACGAGCCTTATTCATGATAGATGCACACATTGCTGGAGTTGGATTATACCATACACCAATATTGTTATCTGGACTTGTCCAAGACTCACCAGACTCCCATACTTCCTCAGGAATAGAGTCAAAGAGTTGTTTATGAGCAATCTTAGGGTCTTCAGACAATGTTCCATCGTATTTCTTGAAACAAAGAATATTCAAGTTAGGATATACTTCCAAGTCATAGAAGTAAATATCTTCTTCTGGAACAAATAACGATTTAGATTGCGTTACTGGTTCTTCATCGACAGTCTTCCAGTTGATAGATGCCCATACTTTATAAGCATTCTCACGTTGGTGTGTGCTATTCATAGCAAACTCTTTAACCTTATATTTCATGTCAGACAAGTCATATTTAAGACCTTGCTCTTCTGCATCTTTTATGGCTTTAGCAATAAAGTCTACTTCAGGTTTAGTCGCATTGTGATGTTCTTTAGCCAAACATTTCTCAACGAAACCTCGTAGACTTGCGCTAGTCCATACAATATCCTCTACGTCTTTAAACACTTGTTCATCCTTTCTTAAAGGAAGACCAGAAGAGATATGAGTGATAAACTCATTGTTAGATTTGGTATACTTACGACGAAGACTTGTATGACCTGTGAATTTCTTAATTTCAATCCCAGGTTCAATCTCATTAGCTAAGTCCTCAACATTACCATCATAAATATAATGAAGGTGAATGCCTCCTCCAGACTTAGACACTTCCGTATAAGTCTTAGGATATAGAGATGCTTTAGCCAAGTTCATAGACAAGTCTTTCTCACCCTTGTCATTCTTCAAGTCGAAGTCAATGACAATATGATTGTAAGGGACACGTACATAATGCAATCTTGTTGGGTCTAGGTCGCTCAAGACTGTTGTACAGTTATCCCATTTACGCATCGGTATGCCATCTTCTGTAGCGTATTGTGCAGGTACATCGTGATATTCTACATCAAACACGTTGTCCTCCTTGTTGTGTTCAGCTAAATCAATAGCTGGTTGTTCTTTCTTTTCTTCCCTAGCTTTTTGATGTTTTTCTTTCAACAATTCAGGGAATACTTTTTCTCGGTTCAAATCACTGTACCAGTTACGGACAATAGATCCATCTGGCATTTCATGTTTGTCCTCAAACTTATTGAAATATAAAGTTAAGTCAGATTCTAACTTACGTTTGACACCAGTTGTGTTCCAACCAATATCTTCCAAGAACGACTCGAACATAGATGCTGCTTGTTTAAAACTAACACCGTGTTCCAACTCTTCGTAATATTCACGCAAGAATTTAAATACTTTATCAGAGTACTCGATGATATTTGTATCTACATCTTCTGCGTAATAGTCTGCACCCATGTCATTAAACTTATCAATACACAATTGCGCAATTTGTGGTACTTCAAATTTAATAGAGTTCATGAGCTGTTTGTATCGTGTATAATCTACTTTATTTCTTGTAGGTGATACAACGAGAGCACGACGAGTAATACCTGAGTCGGCATTATGTAATTTGAATCGTTCATTAGAGGCTGTGATAAGTAGACCGTTAAAGATAACAGGATATCCTTGTTTGTAAAGCTTACGAATAATCACTGGTTCATGTGCTGTAAGTTTCAACAAGTTCTGTTCATTTGTAATCTTACTTAAATCACTATCGGTATCCATCAATACTGGAACTTCTTTAACATCTGCTGTTGCAAATTCAGAAGAACTTGTAAATCCGCGTAAATCAATAGGTGCTTGGTAATCTCCGATAATGAGTTCCAACACCTTAAGAATTGTAGATTTACCTGAACCTTTTGGTCCGTAGATGAATAAGAACTTATGAATATCAGGCATACTTCCTGTCAGTAGTGCACCCATAGCCCACAATATCTTATCTAGTTCTTCCTTGTCATACAAGACATTAAAGAGTTCGCTAAATGCCTCTGTCTTACCTTCTGTAGGGTCATACGGTAATTTGTAAGTTGAGTAATCTTCTTTCTTAACTTCGTCAGAGAGAAAGAATATGTTGTTGTTAAATGTCTTATCATCTTCAGATTTAAAACGGTTAACATAGTCGTCAAATCGCTTCATAGCACCCGAAGAATGATGTTGCATTAGGTGTGAGGATACATCAATACCAGGGTTGAGCGAACGTACTGCTGATGTGTAATTTGTAATAAGTTTATCAATATACTCAAATAAGCCTTTATGTCCTAGCATCCATTGTTCGCCTGTCCACCAACCTGTGACGGTTCCACCTTTAACAACAATATCATCGTTTTTAATGAAATTAAAATCTGAATATACAACATATTTATTTTTCTTAGTCTCTCCAACTACAAATTCTAAGAAGTCTGGAACAAACCCTAAGTCACTTCTGTTAGGGGTAATCATTGTTCTCCTTACATTTCGATATGTGTAATCTTGTCAAGGAATATCATCTTACCATCACCATAGTAATATGTACTCCCATCGTTAGCTGCTTTGCGGAAATTCATGTATTCTACAGAGTTTAAATGTAACGGAGTCCAATCTCCATTAACAAAATAAACTCTCATAGCATAGACTCCTTCTGGTCCTGGTGTAGCCATACTTATACCTCATCCATATTATCATATAGATAATTGTTGAAATCATTGATTTCGTTTCGGATAGCATTCTTGGCGTCGTCCATTACAAACCAACCAATGTTGTCTTCGTTGATTGCTAGGACGCCATAACCATATCCAGTACGCAAGTTGTGGTTGAACGCGTCTTTAATACGGTCAAAGATCATACCTGCATTTGTGTCTGGGTCAAATACATCAAGCTGTTGTAGCATGATAGCAGCAATTTCAAGTTTACTAATTTCGTCATATTCTTGTGCAAGGAAATCAACAGTATTAGCAATGAAGTTACCGTAAGTAACAAAATCGCTATACACTGTTCCAGTTCCAAAGAAGTTTTCAAGTTGTTCAAGCATCTTCAAGCGGAATTGTTCATCGTCATCGTACCACAAGTCAGGGTCGATTGGATAATCGAACATTTCGTACATTTGCTTGATAATATCTTGTGTAGAGATATTGGCAGTGTCGTAATGACCTAGATTATAAAAATCACGAGTCCATTCACGATATTGGTCTGCATCAACACGACTAGCCTCTTCAACAATACTAGCTAAGATATTATCTTTGTAAATAGAAAATGCTTGAGGGCTATTCGCATCAATTTTCATATCATCTACCTCAATAATCTTTTCTTCACGTTGGTTAACTTCAAACTGTTGTAGAAACTCATCACGTTTCTCAGTTTGTTTATTGACATCGTTTACAATGGTCTTCACTTCTTCAACCTGTTCTACTGGAGCTGGCCCAGTTACTTGTGGTTGATATAAAGGAACAACCTTGGATTTTTTAGGTTGCTCTTCTTCTACTTCTAGTTTTACTTCCATAACTTCGACGTTTGTATATTTGTCAAGAGCATTGTTGAGCTCTACGAGTTTTTCATTCAAGACGTCTAGTTGTTCTTCTAACTCTTTGTTAGATTTCCATTGTAAATAATTATAGATTAGGGCAGTAGTAGAAACTGCGCCCAATCCAATAATTGCTAGTAATGATTTTTTGTTCATTGTGTTATCCTTTCTAAAGCCCGAATCTCACGACATGAGGCCTCTTCTTATATCAGTGCTTGTCGTTGTTTAACATCGCCTGTTAGCAGCACGACCACAGCTTTACTGTCTAATATAAGGTATATTATCCTTTAGTTGCGTAGTAATCGTAGTGCGGTGCACGAGCGAATGATACGAAGAAACGGTCTTTCTTGAATACAACACCATCTTCTTCTACACTCACTGGTACAACCTCAACACGACAGTCGAATGAACCAGACGCACTACCTGCAGACCACACCATGTCACGTGCACGTTTATAGTCTACTGGTGCAGCATCACGATGAGATGCAAGTGATTCTTTTGGAATACCGAATGCAAGGAATACATCACGTAATGTTACATAGCCTTGTTCGTTTTCAGCACGATAGATACCAACACGTTCAGCAAGTGTATCGCTGTCTCGAGCTTCAGGGTTACCATCATTCAATACACGCATTACTGCTGATTCAAGAATACCATAATCATATTCTCCGCCTTCACGCAAGTCACTCAACAATGGGCTTGCTTCAACAAAGAACCCTGCTTCAGATACAAGGCTAGGTTTCTTGATAGAGTCTACAAGTACTGATTTCTTTTTCTTAGCTTCATCTTTGTTTTCAGGCACACGTTCAAGTTCTTGTGTGATTTGTGTTGCCATTTCTGGATGGTTTTCTTTCAACCATTCCTTGTATTTATCAAGTTTAGTTGAGAGTGTGTTGTAAGCGAGTGTTGTAGCTGCAAGACGTTGAGACAAAATACGTTGTCCATTAAGGATCAAAAGACTTGATGCTGTAGCTCCAAGAACTGGCCCTGTTACAGCTTTAGCAATAGTCTTAACACCATTAACTGTAGAAGCTCCTTCTTCTCCTGCTTTAGCACGTTCAAGTTCTTCAACACCTGCTTCAATTGCAGGACGAGCTTGATACAACATATATGCAGATGCACCTAGACCGATAAGACCTACACCTGTACAAATATAAGGACTGTTACGACGTCCCCAACGCAATACTCCATGATACATACGATTTACTTTTACTGGTACTTTGAATTTCATAATAATTTAAATCCTTTCTTATTTTGGCATTTCAACAATGAGGTTTTTAAACCCAGCTTGTTTGTGAAGATATTCTTTTGCTACGTCAACCAAATATGGTACGACTCCGAAGCAAATAACTTTAACGACTTTCATAACTTTCTTTTTGTTCCAATTCTTAAACATAATAATATCCTTTCTAAACGTTTGTGATTGGTGGAAGTGTAATAATATAGTATCCGTTAGGATTACGTACAGTGCGGGCTCCTTTAAGGTCTACCCACCCTACATTATTATCTGCATATGTTACATTAATACCAGCTTGGTCTGCACCTGAGATAGAATAATAATCACCCACAGATACATAACCTTGATCAATAATGTATTGACGCATTGTAGCTAATACATATTCTGCATCAGCTTGAGTAAAGTGTTCAACTTGTGTATACTCATGACGTGGCACAGGTGCTGGTTGTTGTTGACGCTGACGTGTATTTCCCATTTGATTATAAGGAACACGATTTGCGTGTTGTTGCAACCCATTACGAGCACCTGCTACAGCACCACGACCTGCTGCATTAATCCAGTTACCGCCATTGTTACGACCTCCGTAAATAATAGCGTTCAACGCACCTTGACTTGCGTTATAGAGCATGTCTTTAGATGCGGGGATAATAGAATTAATAAACGTGTCGTGTGCGAGTTGTTTAAATCCTCCTTCTGGTGTTAGGGCAATCACTGCTCGTTTGAACAATGATTTCTTCTTGATAGGAACTGGTTTAACTTCCCTTACTTCTACCTTCTCAGTAACCTCAACAGATTCCTGAGTTTCCGCTGGTTCTTGAACTTTAGTCTCTTCTTGACTAGGTTCAATTTTGTCGTAGTCTTTACCCATTGGGTACCTCCTAAAAAAAATTAGAGACGGTAGTGTCTAGATTGTGATGGGACTCGAACCCACCGTCCGCATTAAATCTGTCGCTCTACCTCTGAGCTTACAATCTTAGACATAACCATCTCTATTATACAAGTGGAAATTATTTTGCTTGTTTGATCGAATCGAAACGAATATACCATCGGTCTTCATCGTGGTTGAAATACGAATATGTGGCGTATACATTGTTAGTAATTTTCTTAAGTTTACCATTAAGATATACCGCAACATCATTTACACAATCTTTCTCTTCATCTACTGGTAAACCAGAGAATGGATTAAATGCATATACAAAATTCTCTTTCTTTTGCATAAGAAAACCACCGACAAAATATTTATCATTGATCAACAAGAAATTCTCAGGCAACATCTCAATCTTGTTGCTAGGAATATAGCTATTCATAATACATCTCCTTCAATTGTAAATTTACTATCAGCAAATCCATTGTCAATAATTTGCTGGTCTACATCTGTTACTTTACCAATAAAATCAACATTCTCCAAAATATCACGAAAATGAATAACGAAGTCGTTTTGAATTAACCCTAGGTTAAAAGCATCAGCTTGTGGGTCGTCAAATAAATCGTCAATCTCAATTCGGAATGTGTGTCCGTTGGCGAACATTGTATATTGATAGAGCGTTCCATCAATTTCAAATCGTCTCATAAAGTTCTATGATAGATACGTGCATAGTTACACCCATCTTTCCTTTCATTATCTTGATATAACTCGTCCTCTTCATTAAGAATACGATATCCTTGTTTAAGAAGTGAGTCTTGTGCATCCTTGTAATTTGTAAATAGTTTATCTATAATATATCCGTCTTCTGGATATTCACCTTCACGTACTGTTACATAAACCTTCATACAATCCTCCAAAAAAAAAGGAAGAGTTGTAAAACTCTCCACTAATAAAATCAGAACTTATCTCCGTCGATGCGTTTATTGATTACCTTGCGGGTGAAGTCATTAATAAAATTGCCTTCGTCAGAGTACAATGTGCTGTAAATGACTACAGCGCCTGATGTTACACTTCCTACTACAGTGGCCCAGAATTTCCAAGCTCCTTCGCTAATTTGCTTCGTAGGCTTTTCTTCTTCTACAGTTACTTCGCTGTAAGAGTTGAAAGCTTTTCGAATCTTCAATAGCTCATTAACCTGTTCTTCGAACTCTTCTTTAGAGTTAGCTTTAACAACAAGTACCTCGTCTGCTTTATCAGCAATACGACTCAGCGTCTTTTCGTCAATTTTCTTAATGCGTTCTTCAGCACTCAATGGTACCTCAACAAACATTACATCTTCGAATTTAGTTTTAACTTTATTTAGTAAATCTTTCATATTTATTTACCTTCCTTTCTATAATACGGGCGGAAAATTAAGACAAAGCGTTTGTGTGGTAAACGTTGCCATATTCCTGTATAGTAATAGACCATGTCGTTGGTTTCATAAATATAGTCTTTTACTAAAGATGGTTCTTCTGAGTTATTCTTATCAATGTTTACGATAAGATTTAGGTCTTCATTTCGTTGTATTACTTCTTCAGAAACAATATAATTTCCGCATAATACGGGTCTTACAATTAGCTGGTCTTTTAATGTCATTTTCTATTCCTTTTCAAATAAGATTGGTATTCCTTATCCCATTGTTCGTTGCGTTTATCCAACACGTCCAAACATTGATACTCAATATGTGGCATAAAATACAATACAATTTGTAAATTAGACATTAGCAAGTCTATTTCTTCAGCCGTACATAGTTCGTTGATTATAGACATAGGATTTACAGACAGTCCATACTCGTCCATATATTCATACAATTCTGATTCGTCAGGATATGTGAATCCTGCTTCAATGTTTTCAACGTATTCCATTGTACGCTTGTATAAAATCCTACAAATTTGATTATTTAGTTTTGAGGGCAATATCATTCCCATTTCAGTTTATCCTTTCAAAAAAAAAAGAACCCGAAGGTTCTTAATGTGTAACATTCTTATTCTTCTTCTGTAGTAACATCAACGTCATCATTCTTTTCGACAAACTCAGCGTCAATAACTTCAGTTTCAGTTTCAGAAGGGTGTTGTTCTCCACCGCTCATAACTTTCTTACCTACAACGTATCCAGCACCAAAAAGTGCAGCTCCTTTCAACGCGTTAGCAGCAAGCTTTTTCCAATTATTCTTCACATAAGCTACAGGTCTTAATTCCTTTTTGGTTTCAACCTCAACTTCTGTTTCAGAATCTTTAGATTCAGTTTCTACTTCAACATTTTCAGTTGCTTCATTTTTAGCATCTTCAACAGTAGCTTCGATAGTTTCAACAGTTTCTACATCTTCTTCTACTTCTACTTCAGCTTCTTTAACAACTTTGTTTGCTTTCTTAGTTTTGTTTGACATAATAATGTCCTCCTATAATTTTATTTTAGAGTGTTACCTCTATTATATACCCAGAAAAAAAAGAGGGCAGTGAGCCCTCAAGAGTTTACTAGAAAATCACTTCTACAAGTTTCATGATAATTTCAGCTAACACAACCATACCTGCAATGCATAATAACACGAGCATTGTGAAAATCCATTTAAGGAAATTCAATCCCGCGTCGCACGCATCGTCAATTCGTTTCTGAGTTTCATCAGAATATCCAAGTAGTTTTTTCATAGTTATATTCCTCTCTTTCTATTATATTAGAGGTAAAAAAAAAATAGGGCCGTAGCCCTAATCTCATCCTTTGTTTAGATATTTAATCCCTAGGATGATTAAAGCCAGCCCAATAATAATATTCATAATTTGTTCTCCTTTCTCTTTCTATTATATTAGAGGTAAAAAAAAAAGGCGGTTAGCCTTTTATGTTAGTTTTTATCACATGTAACAATATATGTTGAGATATACATAAACACCATTGCGATAATAGTCCATCCAACTTTAACATTCGTGAAGAAGTTTAAACCTACAACTTTTGTGTTGTATACAAACAACGTCCAAGCACTAGGATTAACCATCTCCATACGACGTAAAGCCATATGAATAAAAATCGCTTCTGTGTTATGCATAATAACAGTATATGTTGCTACATAAATAGCTACAACAATAAGTCCAATAACCATGCCTTTTACATTTACATATTTTTTCATTTTTAAATTCCTCTCTTTCTATTATACTAATAGAAAAAAAAAGGGACTTGTAAATCCCTATTCGCTATACTTCCAGAATGAGCTGATTATCATCATTATAAACATGAATCCTGAAATCCCAATTGTAACTTCAAGAGGGATATTGCTATTAAAATAGCTAAATATCGCATTCTTGAGATTAATTACAAATTGATGAAAACTCTCATCATATTTATATTGTATGGTTAACCAATGCCCAACAGCATGGAACAGTATAATAGCGAATCCGTATATGATTCCCATCCCTTTGTTCTTGAATTTATTCATTTTAAAATTCCTCTCTTTCTATTATATGAGAGGATAAAAGTGTGTTACCTTTTACAATAACACACCTAGAATATTACCAATCGTGATTATATCGTTTCTCAAGGATACCGTAAGTCTCCCCAGTAATATCACCGATTGTAATCCATGCGACTTGACCATTATATTGTATTGCACCCCAGTGGTAATCACACACCGTTGTAGTTTTAGTCATATGGTAAGTCTTGTCGATTTCAGCAGTACCTAAAATCTCAGCAGTCTTTGTACAATCTGCTCGAATAGGAACTGCAATCTTTGGTGTAAAGTGTGTAGGGTCGCCATAAATGTCGATATAAGCCTTAGCTTTTTCTTTCATATAAGCTATTTTCCCTTGTATCTCTTTACTATACATACCTGTAGTTCCAGGTTGTAGTACACCAAATATACGAATATGAACTGGTGCGTTGTTGGTCCACCAATATGTTTTGAGACCCTTGCCATTACAGTCTTCGTAAATCCCTTGTAACCATTTAAGTTCTTCTAGATTGTGTACAGGTTGAACAATGTTGTCGTTACCATTATAAAAAAACAAGGTTCCAGGTTCGAAGTTCTTAGGGTCTCCTTTTACATTAAAGAAGAAATTAATACCCATGTCAATCCACCGCCGCTAGTAAGTTTTTCTGTATTGCATCCAGAGCCTTCTGTATCTTGTCATATTGACTCGACGGATTTAAGACAGAGAAAATACGTACGTGTACAGGGAATGTGTTAGTCCAACGATAGTCTTTCAACTCGCGACCTGTTGTTTCTTTAAAAACATTACCAAGCCATTTGATTTCTTCTTGATTATGTACTGGTTGTACTTCGTTGATTGCACCATTGTAGAAATATAATGTGCCAGGTTCAAACCATTGTGGATATCCTGTTACATTAAAAAAGAATGACATTGCCATATTAATCCACCGCCTCATCTAGTTCTGCGATAATCTCATCGATTTTCTTCTTGATAGCTTCTACTTGACTTCCTGGGTGGACAACACCGAAGAAGTTCTTAACACCATCATCTTTACCTTTATCCCAACGATAATCCTTCAACTTACGACCTGTCGCATCAGTGTAGATTTCGTTGAGATATTTGATTTCCTCTTGGTTGTGGATAGGTTGTACTTCGTTGATTTGACCATTGTAGTAGAACAAGGTTCCTTCTTCATACAACTCAGGATATCCTTTAGCATTGAACATAAAGCATGGATATTCTTCTTCAGGTTCTGATGGGCCAGAACCTTCCCCACCATATCCTTCACCAATACTACCGTCTTTCCAAGCTTGGTCGAGGGCATCGAGATATCCACCGTTAGAGCCGTTTATACCATTACGCACACCAGACATTTGTGGTGCATACGCAGCATATCCAACTGCAGCGTAGTTATAAGCAGCTCCACCTTCCCTAAATAAACCAAGAGTATATCCATTAATATCTTGTTTACCAGAACAGTTGTATCCATGTCCTGATACAAGATATGTCCAGTCGTTAAAATAGTCTGACACAGACGCATAGTGCATATATGTACCGCCTTCTGCAGCAGGTCGATAACTACCAGTTGTAACAACTACCCCAGAAGGACGTGTTTGAGCTCCACCAGTCATACCACCCCAGTTATTATCGACACGGGCTACGTTTGATGCACCCCACCAAGACTCAACATACAACTGAGAATAACAACCTGAAGGTAATAGATTACGTTTAACGCACCATTGTAATAGGTCTGATTGATGTGCTGCTGAGAAGGTATGCCCACCATAATGAATATCTCTAACAGGGAATCCTGGTTTCTTCTCTCCGCCTTCAGAGGCACCACTCGAACGACCTGCGTCAGAATATGGCGGTCTAGTTACACCAAGCCATGATCCATCAATTTGTCTATTTACATACACACAAGGCCCACCATATCCATTAGTACCATAGTTCTGGTCAATAGAACGAATGCTGTTACCATTACGAGCAATGATAAGACCTGTATGCCCATATCCATGTCCAGGCTCTGACTTACAAAAGATATCGCCTGGTGCGCATTGAGATGCTGGTAATACAGCCCATCCGTTAGCACGACCTGCAGCCAACATATCAATACCGTTACCAGGCATACGTTTACCGAAGAACCATTGTGCTAGTGCGTTAGGTACGTCTACACACTGCATACCATAGGCTCCATCAATATCGACCCCAGTATGACGATTAGCCATATCTGCAAATCGATTAATAACTTCTGCTACTGTTACCAAATAACAATCCTCCTTGAAAAAAGACCACAAGCGGTCAAATAAGCTTGCAGTCTTAATATTTATTAGTAATAATTTACGAGGTCGTCTTTGTTCCAGCATGAGAGCCATACTGTACCGAATTGACCAAATTCGAATAGACGCCAATAATAACCACCATAGTATCCACCGTCTTCGGTATCAACAATATTAGTTTCATCACCAGCGAATGAGAAGAACATTCCAGCTTTAAAGTCTTTAGACTCTCCGTCTGGAAGGTCGTTACCATCAGCATCAACCCAGTTTACCATATCAACTGGGATCCCATTTTCAGTCCAATCGAATCCAATTGGGCTGAGGTAATCACATTTAATTTGCCAAATACCATTAACGAATTTAACTTCATTGGCTTCATAATATGCTTTCTCTTGTTGTGGTTCTACAACCGTATTAGGTTGATTGTTAGTTTGAGGAGCTGAGTCAGCATAACGCCATACCTCAATGTAAGCTGGTTTGTTCCAACCATAATAGCTATCCCATGGATATGTATTGATGGCTTGTCCAGGTGCTCCTTGTGTTGAGTAATCACAAGAGATGAAGTTAACACTATCAAGCATTACGCCGACGTGTCCTCCAGCACCACCAGATGAAGACATATCAGCACCCCAGCTCATAAGGACAATATCACCCATTAGAGGTTCCCAGTCTTCATTACGACTTACACGATAGAAACCGTTATTCGCAAGTTGTTGGCCAAGAGTGACAGTTGAAGGAAGACCTTGAATACCGATACCAGCTTCTTTCAAGGCTTGTGATACAGTACCAGAACAATCTCCAGTACCATCAGAGCCATTACGAGACCCGTACATTGAATATGTAATAAGACCACGGCGGGCTACAAACCAATTTACAATAGATTGTTGAACACTCATTTAAATGCCTCCTTATTTTTGAATAGATTGTTTAATTTCCGCGATAGTTTTCTTCAAGTCTTCGACCTCCTGTTTTAAAGCCTCAATTTCTCTTGTAGGTAATTGTGATTTTGTTACAAGAGGGTCTTCCGCAAATCTATTTTGCTCTAAAACTTGTAGGAAAAAGTTATTGTATGTTGGAAACAAACCATACGCTTGACTAACAGATAATGATGTAGATTGCTTACCTTTAATCTCACCAATATCACGTCCAATATTTTCTATTACATCCTTTAAATTACTCATAAGCTCACCTCATTAGAGGGTGTTTTTAGCTGTAGTGTATGCTGCCACATAATCTTCAGTTTCAATAGCTGTGATACGATTACCAAACTCTGTAAGTTTAGTAATAATACCAGAATCAACATTACCACCACCAGCTGTGATTTTATCAGCAAGTTCTTTAAGAGTATCGAGCTCTTCAGGAGCACCACCAATAAGGTCTGTTTTAGCTTGTGCGATAGCAGTGTTAAGTTGTTCTTGAGTGATACCTGTTGGTAGACTAGTAACTTCAGACTTTTCAGCTTTTTGAGCAAGAGCAGCATCAATACGTTTAATATCAGCACCTACGGCTGAGAATGCATTTGAAAGATTTGACATAGAGTCCTCCTAAATCTTAGCAAGGTTGTAAATGTTAAGGTAATCTTCACCGCTATCGACTAACCCTGCTTGTTTAATGTCGTTAGCAATGACGCGTAGTTTCTCTTCGTATGCATCAGGAGGGATAAGAGTATCCCCTCCGAAAGAAGATTGTACTACTTTGACTTTATATTTGTTAGAAGGGAAGATATGACCGTCTACCTTAATCTCAAGTAGATATTTACCATATTCTAAACTCTTCCCTAGAGCGAATGTGACAACGCCGTCAACAACTTTAACATTCTTAGAGAATTTAATTTCACCAAGTTGAGACAATGTAACAATACCTTCTCCAGTTAGAGGAAATACGTTTCCATCGTCGTCTAAGATTTCGAATGTAAATTCTGAAGAAGTGTCTCCGCTTTTGATAACATCGCCACCATCAATAAGTCTGAGGGACGTCATCAATTTTGACATGGACTGCTCCTTTTTTAGTCTTTGCGTGGTTCGTGATAATTCAAGGCTTGTTCGCTATCACCCACACCTTTAGTTGTTGGGTCCGTAACAATACCAAGGATAACCAAGATAACAACAAGAGTATTAACTCCCTCTTGGATATTGCTAGGGATTGTAAATCCAAATTGTTGCAGCATCAAGAATACTGCTGAGATAAGAGCGATAAGTGTAGCTTTGTTTTGCAAACGTAATTTAAAATTAATCATTATTTTTCTCCTTTTGAGTTTTGTCTTCGTCTTCGTCTTTATGATGGTCTACTCTATCCGACACATATTTGGTAATAAATGGAACATTAATACCAATAGCTTCCCCATTTTTTAGAATGGACGCAGCATAAGAAAAGAATAAATAATAAATAAACATATCAGCTTCAGTATTAACATTAGCAAGCATTGCAAGAGGGTAGCTAATTAATACTACAATAAATACAAATACATGACTTGCTAATCCTTTTTTACTTATACTTGATGAGAAGTCCTTAGTAACCCATCCCCTCAAATATCCAAGTGTAACATCTAAGATAATCACCCAGAATGTGGCAGCGACCATTAAGTGCTCATCTATACCATGATTATAGAAATCTATAATGTAGAGTGCAAGTCTATTCAATCCGTCTGCTGGGGGGTCTGCCGTTGCAAGTAGATATAGCAATTTTATTTACCTCCAAGAGGAAGTTGTACGACATCAGAACAAATATCTTTAATATCTGTTCCATCGTTGTGTTTGTTTAAAATAACCTGACTATCTGGAGTGACATTATGAGTTTGAGCATTAGCGTGCTCGTTCATATTAGCCAATCCGATAGCAGTAGTGCTGACAATACCAGCTAATGCGATTTTTGTATGTAATCTCATTTCCTTCACTCTTTCTAAATAGCAAATGAAAACATATGCTTTAAAATTTTACCCTTTTCAGGATTTAAAACGGCAATTAGACCGTTAGGGTTGAATTGTATTAGTACCTGCTTTAGAGGGTCTAGCCCGAAAATCACACCAGATAACATGTAAGAACCTATAAAATTCTTACAAAGTTCCTCAGGTAATTTGATACTACAACCGCTGGACTCAGTAAATGGATCAGCGATTAATTCCACATGGACTATACCTCCATTAACTTTATACCTACCATATAACCCTTTATCACCATTCACTTTAATCCATTCAGGTTCCTTCTTAACAACGGTGGACTCCTGTTGTAATGCGACCCAGTTAGACCACTGATTACCACGTTTTTGTCTTGTGTAAATCTTGTCATTAAAGAATGAATTAGCTTGTTGCATAACATATGTATCTGCATTAGCGATGACCGTGAGATACCACCATTGTAAATCATTATTAGGCATATTACTACAATTATTAACATTGTAAAAACCTGTCTTTAGAATAGTGTTAGCATCGCCAGAATTATACTTAATACAAGTACCATTAGCTTCAGTGATTTGATGATTTTGGATTTCTTTATCTTTAATTCGATAAACACCAGCTTCGATACTTACATCACCAGGTGCCACTTGTACTCGATATTTTTTGTTATTATGCACCATACCAATACCGACACCTTCTCGATGGTATGAAATAGCAACTTCTTCAGTTCCTATTGGGTAATCATACGATACAGGAGGTGACAACTTGTCTGAGATAGTAGCACGAATAACAAAAGACGATTTAGGTGTAAAGTCTCCTCGTAAAGATGCAAGTCTATTTACAGCTTCCATTGTTTGATTGGATGCGAAATCTGCATCACCACCATTAAGTGTAAATGTTTGACCTCCATCTGAGGACGTTGAAAATCGAACAGTAATGCTGTTTTTCTGATTACCGTTGATGTTCAGATTAGCTACTTTACAAGTCGTTCTTGTATTGATTATAGACGCATTCTGTCCAACACGTTCTGCTGTAAATAGAATTGTAGGTGAGAAATATGGTAACACTTTTACAGTTTTTGTTTTGATATCAGATTTAATACCACGTTCATCAATTACATAAGCAGATATAGTTATATCTCCAACGAAGTTCATTAAACCAAACTTACCATTGTCAGAATCCACTGACAAATTCTTACCTACAATTTCCGCATGATATCGATTAACCGATGCACCAAAACTACCAACAACTCCTTTAAAAGAACATTGTATGTTTGATAGAATTTGCAAGAATACATTAGGCGTTCCCAAAACATTCTTAACGTTTTGGTTTGTCTCTACTAATTCTATATCAGTGAAAGTTGGTTTAGATGAAGTTCCTTGTGGAGCAATGTGAATACTGATTGGCACACGAACTGTAGATCCTATTTTATTACTGCCATTGTAGGTTTCAATATCGATTTCACCAGTCCCAGAAGTCGCAGTAGATGGAATCTGGTTGATAATATCCGTAGGAATCGTCCATGTATATGTAGTATCCACATTAGTCGCAATATCACGCCATACAGAACCAAACCCAAAACGAAGTTTGTGCTTGAAAATATCTTTCTGACGTTTGATATTGATTGTTAATGGTTGACCAAAATACCCATCATAGCGTTCTTCAACGGATGTTGACGCAAGAGCCAAAGGTGGTGGTGTCAAATCAAAGGGTGCAATTTCCAATCGATTTGGAGAATATCCACCTTGACCATTGAACACAACGCTGACCTTAGCAGTTTTAGTACCTTCCGAATTATGCCATAGGTTATGTCCGTCTTGGTCAATAAGTGTGATTTCGCTATTAGGATTAATAGCACTACAAGCAAAAGGAATTTGTCGGTCATCGAATTGAATATAACCTGTACAATTATATCCGCTAAATGACCAACCTCTTGATGTTAAGAATAACCGAAGTCTATAAGTCGATATATTCTTTTCACTACTTTGACTAGTTAAATCGACCCATAGTTTTAATCTATACCCTCGGTCGTCATTACTCCAATGTTCTGACATTAGTTACCTCCCACATTGATATCACCGACATATCGGATAACGTTCATATCCAAATCAGCGAAATATTGTTCAGTCCTATAATGACCTACTTGAATAGTTTTAACAAAAGTACCATTGTCAATATACAACATACCCTTGTCAATATACATGACCTCTTTACCAGAAGAAAACATAGATATACGCCCTGCTGGTGAGAACATGATTGAACTTGACCCATCTGTTTTACCGATCGTAAGACCTTCGTTAGATTGTGTGATGAATGAATCGATAAAGCTTGTCTTAGCAGCCATATCACCTAAAGTCGTTTGAAGTTGTACAATACGTTGTGATTGGGTTACAATGTCACTTTCAGCTTTAACACGATTAGCCTCTGATGATTTAAGATAATTCTTATAATCAGCAATCCAAGCTCGTACTTCATCTGCGGCAGCTTTAGCTTGTAATTCTGCACGCATTTTAGCGTCTTGTTCAGCAAGCAGTTGTAGCTGTTGATTGGTTAGAGTTGAATCAGCTTTAGTCTCAATTACATCGGACAAGTCATAAGGTGATGCTTGCCATACACGAGGAGTAGCTCCTTCATATACGTCTAGTTCTGTAAAGAATAACATAGACGTGCCACTATCAGTACGACCAGCGTTATCGATACGGATAAATCCTTCATCACATTCACCAGAATTGAATATGTTTTCAAATCTTACAACCTGAGTTGTAGATGGTGAACCGTTAATTGATTTAACATTTACGACTTTTGTATATGATTGTGTTTCTCCAATCTTACGACCTAAGAAATAAATGTCAACCTTTTTAAGGTTACCTGTACCAAACATTGACACATTAAGAGAATACGTTGTGTTACGTTTAACAGGGAATCGTCTAGTTGCAGCAGGAACACCGCCGTTAGTATCGTTAGACAATAAAAACATTTCTCTTGTATTGTTGTAATAAAATCCGTGTTTAGCTACACTTAAATTACTTGGATCTTGTCCGATTTCCCAATACCCCCAATTGTTAAGGTTTTTAGGAAATGCAGAATTCCTTACAAGGTTGTCACCACCAATAACGATACCACCAGTCATATCAATCCAAGAATATCGACTTGGGTCTCTAGAGTCAGCAGCTTCAAAGTCGGTGTAATGACCAATATATCTGAATTTATTGTTAGTATTAACTAAACTAAAATCAGAACGACCGTCAGCGGAATTCGCATAAGCGAAATGAACATAAGGCGTTCTACCATCAGCACCAGGTCTACCAGGAACCCCAGCTTGACCATCCTGACCACGCCATTTAGTCCAACGATACTTTCTTTTATCGGTTGAGTCTTGTTGAATATTGTCAACATACATACCAATGTAAAGCTTGTTAACGTCAGTCTGACTAAAACCATCGCCATTTTGATTATCGGCATACGCAATGTGTGTGTAAGATGAAACACCATTTACACCATCACGACCTGGAAGTCCTTGGTCGCCTTTAGGGCCTTGTAAACCGTTAATACCGTCACGACCTGGTCTACCATCTTGTCCATTTTTAGACACAGTGTAGACAGACTCTGAAGTATTATCGGTATAGGTCAAGGTCATTCGCATCCAAGTGAAGTTTAGTTTCTCAGTTGGAACTTGTCTAGACCAACCACCAGTAGGTCGATTTACACCATCGTTAGAGACAGCATAATCAACAACTGTACTTCGAATACCAACACCATCTTTACCTGGGATACCGTTAAGACCATCGTTACCATTACGAGGAATATAAACCTTCTGAACACTAGTCTCAACTGTATTATCAGTATAAGACCAACTTGTCTTAGTCCAGAACCATTTCTCTTTTACAAGAGTAGGAGGTTGTTCAGTCCAAGCAGTAGGTTCGGTCTTGTCTGAGTCAGATATACCATATCGAATGGTTGTTTGTCGAATACCAACACCATCCTTACCAGGTTTACCATCACGTCCAGGAGAACCATCGTTACCATTACGACCATCTGCTCCTTTAGGGCCTTGTTCACCACGGTCGCCTTTAACACCAATTTCACCCATCTTACCTACTGAATATCCTTGTTCTGTAGTCCCATCAGAATAGAACCAAGTAGTTCTAGTCCATAAGAACTCACCTGGATCTACAATAGGAATATCGGGAGCCCAAATACCGTCCTCAAACACAATATTCTTGACCCAAGTAATATTACCATTGTGATAACTATTTATACGAATTTCGTAATCGCCTGTAGGTCTATTGTGAGTGTATTTTGTACCTGAACCAGTATTTGAGTCTGAGATAATTGCCCAAGTTGAGAAAGTAGGATTTACAATCCAAAGAGTAGCATTATTACTACTTTGTTCAAGATTATGAACGTTAGTCCATACGCCATTCGTCTCAGCAGATAGGATGTAAGTCTTACCTTGTTCAAGACGAATAAACTTACCAGTCATAACATTATTATCAATAATTGTGCGAGTTGGTCTAATCTCATCTGGGAAAGATGCTACAATACGACCTTCAGGTTTATTCACGCCATTGTTAGATTTACAATATCGCAATGTTGTATTGATAATACCAACGCCATCTTTACCTGGAAGTCCATCTGTACCATTAGACCCATTCTGTGGAATATAAGTTTTCTGATATCCAATCTCGCTTGTATTATCAGTATATGTCCATTGAGTCTTAGTCCAAAGATATTTACCTTTAACAAGAGTTGGAGGTTGAGGAGTCCAGTTAGCAGGTTGAGTATTCTCATTGTCTGAAATACCATAAGTGATAACTGTAGAACGAAGACCTACACCATTCTTACCAGCAATACCATCATTACCACGATCACCTTTTTCACCCTTATCGCCTTTAATTTTAGTCCAAGTATATCTTGTAGGGTCGTTACTATCGGCTTGTACAAAGTCAGTGTATTGACCAAGATATTCCTTGTTCGTGCCATCGCTCACATGAAAGTCTTTACGACCATCAGCAGAATTGGCGTAGGCAATATGGATAAATGTTTGACGACCATCACGACCAACAGCACCAGGTGTACCAGCGGCGCCGTCTTGTACGTTAGAGAATGTAACTTCGGTTGTTGCGATTAATGCGCCTTTTTTAGTTGTTACTGTTGCGTAATATGTAGCCGTCTTAACAAAGTCTGTTGTGGATACTGAGATTTGTTTGTTGGTAGAAGAGAAATCACTAAACCCTGTTTCGTTACCATGCTTCATTTTCCATGAAATTGCATAATCGTCAAGGTTAAGTTGTTCAATTCCTTTTAGTAATTTCAAACTTACAGCAGAAATACCATACCCATTAACAAACTGAGTACCGTTGCTGGTTGAAGGGATTAGAGAATATGCATCCTTACCGTCTTTTACAGTAAAGATCGTTAGGTCATTTTGAAATACGACTTCACCATTATCCCAACCCTTAACTTTAACAACAATCTTTTCTTGTCCAGCATAATCTTTAGACTTAATGTCTAGGTAGTCGCCAGACCCGATAACTTGGTCATTTACCTCATAAGTGAAATATCGACCAGTATCTTCTTTCTGTAATTTGCCACCTTTATACAATCTAGGATAGAGACGAGTCTCATCATCGAGGGACTTGAACGCAACACCGTTCGAAGTGAGGACACTCATTGTATATGGTTTAGCATCTTCAATCATTCGAGCATACCTGTCCAACATGGAGCTCGATAGTTGGCTTGCCATTTCGACAACATTGGATACTTCAATCTTGTATAACAATGGTTTAGATAAGGAAGTGGAAATCTTTTCAACACGAACACGAAGTAAAAGACCGTTTAGGAAATTATTATCTGAGATATAGATAATGTCACCTACCGTCAGTCTATACTTCTTACGAATCTTTTCGCCATCCAACTGAATTGTGTATTTCTTGACACCGTAGGCATGTTCCATCAATGCTTTAAGACCAGTTTGATAAAGACCTTCATGGTCTGAAGCGTCTAAATCGGTTTTAATCTCTTGTACAGTCCAGTTATCACACTCGTTAGCGTGAATCATAGATGGGTACTCAAGCATTGCTAGAGGGGCATACATTGTTGTGGAATTACGCATCATGTAGAACTCATTATGTTTACCATCAGAATGTTTAACAATATAGTTCTTTCTAGCACGATAATAATTACCGTCTTTATCTTTAATCTTAACAGCCGTATATTGTTTAGTTCTGTCATGAGTATAAGACACACCTTTTACTTGTCTGTCCATATACAACATAACGTCTTCACGGTTTGTACCAATACCAGAATATAAATCTGTATTAGTTTTAGCTTTAAAGATATTGATACTAATATCCTTCAAACCTCGACCATCTTCAAACATTCTTGGGATAATTTGGCACTCTCCACCGAATGTTTCAACAAGGTTTAGGATTGTACCATAGATATTAGTTGAACTAGAGATAGATAATACTTTCTTAGCATCTGCAAGCTGGTTGATACCAATTCGTATTTTAGTTCTAGTAAAGGCTTGACACAAATCAAGATATTCCTCAATCGTGTAAGACATAGGTTTCTTCTCATCTTGTTTGAATTCCTTAGGATATTCATTGAGAAGTTCCATAGATGCATTTTCGCATTGAAAGGTCATGGAATAATCATTCTGAGTCATATTACGAACACTCATAAGGAAGTCCATATCCTCAAATGTAAAAGATACGAACATATTGGCCTTCAAGTGTTGTAGTCTATCTTGTAATCTTTCATTTACAAATTTATCGACAGTGAAGTCAAAAGTAGCAGCATCACCCTTCAAATACATTTCTAGAGTGTCGTTGTAGAACTTCAAACTTCCTGGGATGGAGTTATCAAGATGGTCGACAACTTCCAGATTATTATTATGAATTGTAATCCTCATTTTGATTTTTCCTTTACTGTAGATATTGTTCGTTGAAATCTATTTCTATTTCAGGTAACTCACCTTTCATCCAGTTAGAGAAACTGAATTGTAGTTTGGATTTACCCTTAGGTAAAATAACCCAATTAGATCCTTTAACGACTTCGGATTGTGAGATGAATCCCTTTTCAGAAGTACCATCTGGAGATATCCATACTTCACCATTCCAATTGTCAATCGTTACAATAGAATTAGGTTTGTATTTATTATCAACATTGGCATAACGGTGAGTATTAAGTTTTGTAAAACTCAAAGACTCAATCGCCATTACTTCGACTTCGGGCACATTATAAACATGTCCCATTTGGATAACAATCTTACTAAATCGCATTGTCTTTAGTTTTTCATTGGTATATCCCCACAAATGCCCATCCAACATAAAGGTTAATTTAGAACCTTCTTTCATAAACCAAACATCACCAGTTCTGGTATTGAATGATTTATTAGCTGGTTCGTATTCACCATTGTTAGCATGGAACTTACGCATCTCATACCATTTTTCTTTACCTTGTTCGTCAACCTGGAAGTTTGCAGTCATGACGTTACCAGAACGGTCTGTCTTACCAATTTCATATTGTGCAATGACCTCGTTACGGTCACTAATTACACCAACACGAATAACTCCAGTTTGTCCAAGTTGTAAAGCGTGAAATTTAGCATTAAAATCGACACGGAAATCGGTACCACCTTTAACACCATCACGGTCTGCAGGGATATCAATATATCCGATAGCCTCAGCCCATTTATTTTCAAATCCTTTTTCATCGCCTCCTGGGTAATGCACACCATTTGTAATATAGTCTGCAGCACCAAAACCTGATGAAGGGTTGTGTTTATGAGCCATTTCTTTAACAACAAGTCTATTTACAATTTGTGATTTTTCTGTCGGAGCAATACCAAGAACAGGTCTACCTCCAAATTGATGACGCCCTTCTTGTAACATACCCCAACCTTTAGGGCCAAAGTCACCCTTCTTAATTTGTAGAAGGATTTCAGACCCCGTACCATCAACATAACGAGGAGTACCTTCTTCAGTAGCCTGAGTAGACCCTAATTCCATTACTCCATTTTGATTTACGATACCAATCCAACCAATGTTAGTCTTATTCTTAATTGTAATAATAGGATAAGCTTCGGTGTTAGCTGGGTTGTTAATATCTACGTAAATACATTTTGCTTCGGTATCTTTTGTAAATTTCGCATACTCAGTTTGTGGGCCTTCACTAGACACAACAATCCCAGTATCCGAATGCCAAAGCCCATCAGGAACAGTGAATGAAATAGTACCAGTCGCCTGTTCCTCTTTAAGACTTTCAGTAAACGAGAATTGACCTTCAGAGATTACATCGTAATATCCATTAGGTTCATCCTCGAATCGAAGATGTCTTGTCCCGTTTGGGAAATCAAGAGCACCCGTCATTTCACGTCTAAATCTAGCACGTTGATTAGTATCAGCAAAAATCAAGAAATCAATCTTGATAGTTTTAGCACCTAATTTTTGATAGGCATGCTGAGTACCATAACGGTCTGTACCAGTAGACGTTGTATTAGTTTTAGCACCACCAAGACCTCTATCAATCTTGGTAACACCACCACGATAACGTTCGATAAGCTCTGTTATATTGACTTGGTCTGAACCTTCGCCCAACAGGATATCGAAATATAGTTCAGTAGAACCACTCATTAAGTGATACCTCCATTAATTCTGTCTTGACGTGCCTTGTATTGTAATTGTGCATCAGCCATACCTGGAGCAAGCACATTATTAATACGTTTACCATCAATGTAAGTATTAAGAACTTGACCTTCACGAAGAAGACCAGCTTGTTCTTGATTGACAACATTAAGTTCACCCATTTGTCCGTTAAGTGTTTCAACTTTACCGATAAGGGTGTTAATATTGTCTGAGTTTGTGAGCATTTGTGCAACTTGTGGATTAAGTAATGAGTATTGTAGGTTAAGAGCAGTCTGACCTGTCAAAAGTCCAGAATAATCTGTAACAGCTTGCAAAGCAGATGTCTCAACTTGACTCATATCAAGGATAGGTTTGATTTTAGGATTAATATCCATGTTGTCATAATCCATATCATTAACTCTATCAACTTGATTTTGAATTTCGCCCATCAAGTTATCCATTGCATCAATTACTGTAGGTGCGGCAGAACCCATACCACTAGCAATTGTTTCTACAATGGTTTTACCTGAATGCTCAACCTTACGCCAACCAGCTCCAGACATAGGCCCTTTCTTGGCTGGTGAGTTAGGAATATGTGCTTTAACTGTAGCCCAAAGGTCTGAGATAGCACTTGTAGCTTTACCGATAGCACTACGGATACCCCCAGCAATAGCATCAACCATAGAAGTACCTGCGTGTGTGAGTTTAGAAATAACTCCACCGTCTGGTGTCATTGCTGATTTCGCAGCATCAAGTACGCTTTTAGCAGCATTAGATACAGGGTTTCTACCTTGGTCAATACCACCTTTAAACGTTCCAGACATCTTGTTACCGTGACCAGTAACATCGTTTTGTCCGAACATTCCTTTAGCACCGTTTACAACACCACTAGCAGCACCAGAAACCATACCAAGTAAAGCACTGATACCTCGTCCGAATGTGCTTGAAGTGTTGTTACCTTGTGATGTCATATTGGCAGAACCAAAACGTCCACGAGCACCATTCACTACACCATCAACCGAACCAGTTACATTTCCTAGTCCATTTTGAATTCCTGTAGCATAAGACCCAATGTTGCCCAAACCAGCAGCCTCGAATGATTGGTTCATTTCCATAGACTGAAGTTTAGTTGAGATTGAGTTGATAGTTGCGATAATATTATCTACAGCTACTGATGCTTCAGGACCAACAGCAGGCATAGACTGCAAGTTAGTTGCAATGTCTTTCACCTTGTTGATGATTGAGTTCATGTTACCCATGTTAGTAACAGCAGTCTCATCAGGAGCAGAATCACCCATAGATTTAGCCTTGTTCATGATGGTCTTCATGTCGTCCATCTTGTCACTAACACCTTCGACATCAATAGATTTCATACTTGATGCAGATTTAGACGCATCAGATACTGAAGCAAGAGCTTTAGCACCGTTCTTAATACGTGTTACCGCACCAGAGCCATCTGAGAATACAGACAAGAAGTCTTCCTTGAAGAGATTTGATGTAAGCACATTAGCGAGTTTCTTGACGACGTCTGCTGATTTTTGCATATCCTCTGGAGAACCAGAAGCTGAAATCTTAATTGCAGTATCAGCAAGGTCTTTGACATTAGTTACAATGCCTTTCATAGCAGACAACTGACCAGAAATCTTGTCAGCTCCACCACTAATAAGACTACCGAAAGCGGTCTTAAGAGTATTCCAACCGATAACATCGCCAAGTTTAGCTACAATCTGACCAGCCTTAGTCATTGTCTCGATATCACCAACACTAGCAATAGTAATAGCAGTAGACGCTAAAGATTGAATTGATGTTGTGATACCTTGCATAATCATGATTTGTCCAGCAGCACCCTCAAGACTTGTCACGTTAGACATAAGACTCATGAATGCAGACAAAGCACCTAGAATAAGTGCAAGGCCAGCAATAACCATGACAGATGCAGCCAAGTCAATTCCAGCGTATGGAATAAGACCAATAGCTACATTTGCTAGAGTTTGTAGAGCTTGAATGATACCGTTAGCTAGAGCAATTGTTGTAGCAACACCAAATCCAGCTACAGCACCAAATATAGATACTACAGTTGCTAATGCTGTAATTACAACAAGGATTACACCTAATGCTAATATAGCTACAGCTCCTGACATCAAGTCACCAATAGACAATGGTGCAAGAGAGATAACAATATCGCCCATACCTTTAAGAGCCGGTACAATTGTTAGAATCAATGCAATTACAGGAATAACACCCCAAAGAGCACCGAATGTCCAACCAGCAAGAAGAGCAAGTACACCAAACTCAGTTGTGAGAATGAATAAAACTTGTCCTAACGCGGCTATTGCTACTCCACCTTTAAGAAGTTCGCTTACAGACAATCCTCCAAGAAGAGCTACAGTGTCACCCATTTGTTTAAGACTCCAAGCGACTGACATAATCAATGGAATCATAACAATGATACCCAAAAGTGTCATTGGACCAGTGTTACCAGCAAGTGCACCAAGTACACCAATTATAGCGGTAGTTGCTGTGAGTACCACAGCTAATACACCGATGGCTGTAACTGCAGACATAAGTTGTCCAGACTCAATATCAGCTAAAGGAATAACTGATTTTGAAAATTCCTTAAGAATTAGCATGATAGCAGTCATTGTACCAAGTGCTACAATAATACCACCAACAGTCTTAAGGTTTGTGACAAGTTTAGACATACCGATAACGGTTGCTGTCATAACTGCCAAGACAATGCCTAATATTGACAACGATTCTCCACCAGCACGAATACCATCAACTGGTAAATCGGCTAGTTCGAACAAAGCAAGTGAGGCTTCTTTTAGGACATAAACCAAAGCGACCATTGTGCCGAGAGATACAAGGATACGACCTACATCCTTCATGTTTGTGATAAGTTTAGACAATCCAATAACTGTTCCTTCAAGAGCAGCTAATGTAACACCAATCATAAGTAGAGCTGTACTTGCCGCAAGCATAGAACCTTGGTCTACTTCTGCAAGCATTTTGATTTGTTCTGATAAGAGCCAGATTGACCCTACAATAACAACCAATGTTGCAACTGCAGCAGTGATTGATGATTTCTTAACGTTGGCTTTTTGCATTGCGATGATGATACCACCAATAGCAGCGAATACACCAGAAAGAAGGACTGATATTGTTGTAACTACGGCAATACCAATACCCATTTGTTCGACATTAAGCTCTTGTCCAAGTTTAGATACTGTACCAGCTAATAGGATAAGACCTCCTATTTCTACAGCAAGTAGAAGTGCAGCTTCTTTGACGCGTCCTTTGTTAGAACGTTGTAATTGGTTACCATCTGAGAACTTGTTGATTACAAAGAATATAGCAGAGAATAATCCAGCAATAGTTCCAGCAATCCATACGAGTGTACGTCGTCCTTCTTCAAGACCAGCCTTGTCTACTTCAGCGAGTTTTGCTACTGTACGAGAAAGTAATATAAGGCCTATAATAACTTCACCCATAAGAACTACTACTTGCCATGAAGCACCCTTACCACCACCGATACCAAATCTAGCTTTACCAGGGATGCTTAACTTGGCGGACATTGCACCAGACATGAATTCGACGGCTGCGAACAGACCAGCGATAGTCAATGCGAGTGTTTTAAGTGTCTTAGTTCCTTGTTCGATCTTACCTTTGTCGATTTCACCGAGACGTTCGATAACACCTACAAGTTGTTTAAGACCTAGAATAAGAGATAACAACACACCAACAGTAGACCATTTGGTATTACCAGTTGTGACTTTAAGACCACCCATACCTGAGGCCATACCAACGTTCTTACCACCAAGCTTAGCACTACTAGCTGAACCGTCAACACCTACTGCAAATGTAGCACCTACAGTAAGCATGAATTCTTCAAGAGAACGCATTACTGCTTTGAGTGCGGTAATACCATACTCGATTGATTTCTTCTTAGCGGCAATCTCTTCAGGACTTGCAGTTGAACTAAATATATCCAATGCACTCAACAATTGTTTGAATCGCGACATTAAGACATATAAAGTAGCAGCAGTACCTAAAGTTTGATTACCTGTCGACGCCTCAAGACCAAGTTGGAATTGAGGGCCTACTTTTATTCCAGCACCAACCTTGAATCCCATAAGAGCCATGATTGAACCGATAACGACAGCAACTTTCTCAAGCTTAGCCATACCATTATCAAGAGTCTTATCGTCAATCTTATCAAGGTCGTCGATAATTCCAAGTAGTTTCTTAACAGTAGATGCAACTACGAACATTGTTGCAGCGGTACCAATAGTAGCTCCTGAGAATCCAGAAAGCCAAGTAGCACCAACAAGTTCGGCCATAATAAGTCCCATAATCTTAAGAGACTTCATAGCTTTATCCCATTCCATGTCGCCAAGCTTAACGAATAATCCACCCAACATCATTACAGATGATGCCAATGAGATCATCATTGTAGCAGATGCCATTTTCTTAAGCAGTTTACGTACTTCAGGGAATCCAAGTTCTTCTATCAATTGTGATAAAAGACCTGATGCTTTATCACCTACAGTGGCTGCAGCTCCAGCTCCAATAGCTTTTGCTTTTTGGATACCAAGATAAGCACCAACTAGGATTGTAGCCATTGCAGCGATTGCTCCTACAGATTGTAGAAGTTTATCTCCAGGAATAAGAGATACTACAAATAACGCACCAGCGAATTCTAGCAATGCCATGCCAATTGTCTTGAGTGTATTTGCTTTAATGTTTTTCTGGAAGGCTCCAAGAGTTCCTGACAATTGTGAAAGGATGCTATTAGAGTCACCAATACCAAATATAGCTTCTTTCAAAGCTTTAATTGGGTGTAAGATATTTTGGATTAGGTTTGAGTCTTTAAACTTCTGTAGTTGTTTAAATAACAAGAAGAAACCTGCAAGTTTAATTGCAGTATTTCCTTGTAAACCATGTCCAACTGTATCAAAGAATTCAGCCAAATATGTAAATACTCGACCACCTACATCTGATACAGTTTTAAATCTATCAGCAAGCCATTCTAAGAGATTACCAATTCCTTCGATACCAGACTTAATTAAAGCAGTTTTACTTGAGAAATCGATATTAGAAAATGCTTGTTTTACAGCACCCCAGAAACCATCAAAGACAGTTCCTAGTGTTGAGAATGACTCTTTAAGTCTATCAACAATATGCCATTTTGAAATTGTGTCAAAGATTTTACCAAGTACAGTATTTGAGTCTCCTGCTGAGGTTTTGAGTTTATCAAACCCGCCAGTAACAAGACCTACAATACCAGAACCCAGTTTCTTAACACCATTACCGATTGAACCGATAATACGTCCAAACAAATCAGATACAGATGTGGCTTCTGAAAGATATTTTGTATAATCTTTAACAGCTCCACCAGCGTCTTTCATTGCTTTAGACAAATGCTTTTGTGTACGTTGCATGAACGTAAGTTTTTCTTCTTGTTTATCTACACCATCTCCAAGTTCATCGGCTGAGGCTTTACCACCAAATAGACCATTTTCGAAGACTTCTTTAATATCTTCTTTTACAGTCTTGAGGATTGATGATAGAGACCCCAACTTGTCAGAAATTGGCATATCGAAACTCGATTTGAGTACATCAAAGAAACCTTTGAGTGTATCCCATACAAGTTGTAGAGGTGTGAGAAGAAGTTTGATAACATCCAAGAACCACTGAACAGCATCTCCAGCTTTAGAAAACGCTACAGCAATCTTGTCTGTTTCTCCCGGTTTAGGACCTTCACGGAAAGCCCATACCCATTTATCAAATTTATCAGTAAGATTCTTAAACCCGTTAGCCATACGTTCTAGTAAAGACAAGCTATTTTCAGCATTAGGATCTTTACCGAAACCGAACATCTTACCAACATCTTTTAGGAATTTACCAATACTAACACCAACTCTATCGAAAAACGTGTCCATAGGACCGTCAATACGAGTCCAGATACCATCAAGAAGTCGTGTGATTGCATCCCAGAATTGTTCTAATGCGGCACGTATTGTGTTAAACGCATTAACAAGTCCAGAGCCATCCAATTGTGATTTGATACCAACGAATATACGCCCAATACCGTTAAATACGTTAGCTACCATACCAGCAATAAGAATAAGGTCTTGTATGATGTTATCTGGGACGATAATATCGATAGCTGCAGCGATACCTTTAGCTACCATTTTCACAACATCCCATAGACGTATAAATACTTCTACAATATTGTGAATTGCCAGGATTACACCAGGTTTGACTTCATCGCCAACATGGAATAAATGTTTAAGATAATCAGTAATCTTGATGATTACCTCTGCTATCTTAACGAACACCATGTTAGTTTTATCGCCTTCTTCAACCCATTGCCTAAATATGCTAGACTCTGGTATCATTGCTAATATGGCATTCTTAACACCTTGTCCTGCCAATTTAAGAGACTCAAAGAGTTCAACAATTGCAGAAATTAGGTGTGTACGACCATCAAGCTGATTGAATGCGTGAGCGATTTGTGCAATCATATTTGGGATGAAAGACACAGTTTTTGCTAATACATCGGCTACTGGTGTCCAGATAGCCATAGCTTCTTCACCCTTACCAGCAAGTTCAACCCACATTTTAGACCAAGCATCATTTACTGCTTCTTCGGTAGCTTCCATAGCTTCCTTGAATGTATAAACGTTTGCAGCCATCTCTTGATATACAGGGTTATTTGCATACTCTTCCAATGATTGCATCAACACTTCATTAGTAAGCCAACCATCTTTTAAGTGTTCTACAAACAATCCTTGCACACCAACAGCATCTACTTGTTCTTGTGTAAGTGTCCCCTGAGCGACGGCCGCTTGGATGATTGCTTCCTTATAAGCTCTGGTTGCCATATTTGCATTTTCCAATGACATCCAGTTTTGTCGGTTCATATAACCCATTTGTAGTGCTTGTTGAACACCAAATTGCAAGGCTGAACCAAATTGGGCAGTATTAGCACCAGCAGAGGCTGCTAAGTTACCAAAACCTCTCAAGGCTACATTGGCTTGGTCTAATCCAATACCAGCATTAACGAACTGTGCCAACGCTGAGTTCATTTGTTGTGAATTGTATTTGGTCGTTTTAGCATATTGCTCCAAGTCACGCATTGTTGCGGTGATATGGTCTTGTTCTTCTTTACCCAAGGCAGCAACCAAGATACGAGTTGAGTCGAGTTCTCGTTCATATTCTTGATAACCTTGAACGACTGGTGCAAGAGTCCATTTATTTAATAACGATGCACCAGCAGTAATCGCACGAGATGCAATATTACCCAAAGCCACCGTTGCAATACCTTCCAGCATTGAGAATTTACCTTTAACACCCTCAACACCAGAACCCAATTGTTCCATTGAGTTTTTAGCATTTGATGCTCCAGATTGAATCGCTCCAAATCCAGAGCCTGCATTTTCTCCAACTCTACCCACAGCAGATGCTGCAGTGTTGGATGCATTACCGACGCCTGTCATCTTCTCCACAATGTTACCAAGAATTGGGACATGTGAGACTAGACCTGCAAGTTTACTTGACAGAGAACCTGTCGATTTCTCAACATTATCAACAGATTTACCGTTGATTGAGTCCATTTTTTGTTGGAAGTTACCAACATCTTTAATGGCATTTTGAAGTTTCTGTTGTAAATCAGCGGCGTCGAGTTTTAGTTTATAAATCTGTTCTTTTACTACAGAACTAGGCATTAACTACTCCCTCCCGACAAACCTTTTGCAATATTACTTGTTATACTGTCAGTTCTAGGAGACACAAAGTCGTTTGGTCTAACGTAACCTCCAGTACGAGTGTAGTGTCCATTCACCACATATACAACAATAGGTTTACCATTCTTAGCTTTATGTGAGTTTTCGAAGATAACATCTATCTGGTCTTTACTCATCGTAATTCGTCTACTCCATGACGACTTAGTCAAGCCCGACCTAACAGGAGTGTTCTCAACAATGTCGTCATAAGCTTTTTGAGTTTCAGCATCAACTACTGTATAGATTTTCGCCATATCAGTTTCTTTTTTAAAGTCGTCGAATAGGTTCTGAAACTTACTATCTGATGACATTGAATATTTCATTTTGAATTAACCTGTAGTTCCCATCTCAGCACGTCGTTTAGCATTCAAGTCTTTGTACATGCGTGCAGTTTCTTCTTTACTACGTTTCTTCTTAGGTGCGTTTAATTCACCTATAACCCCAAGCAATACAAGAAGTCTATGGATGTTCCATGTTTCACAACTGTATGGTACTTGTGCATTCGCCATATACGCATAGATTACCTCTGATGTTAGTATACGACGACCACCTTCTCCCGATGAAGAAATCGTAGTTGCAGTAGGTCTGCTATTGATGTATTCGATTATCTCCTTTATGTTTGATTCAGACAAATTGTCTATATCAAACCCTGTCTTATCTAAATTCATTAATTGGACATAAGCTAGCACTTCAATAGGTTCCACCTGCAAGCCATTTAAAAAGGGAAACGGTTTTTTAAACACCATCTCCCATTGACTAATAGCTAACAACGAATGCTCGAAATGGTATACTTTTCCTGGGAGAATCATGCTCGTTGTTTCGTCATAAATCTCCTCTGTAACTATCTCAAGCATACTTGCTACCTACTATTTTTTGCTACGACGTTGTTGACGGTTACCTTTATTGGCAACTGTCTCAAGCTGAGCGTTTTGACCCTTGTTCTTACCTGAACGACCTTCTTCAATCAATTGTGAGAAGAATTTACGTGCAAATGCTTCATCTTGGATGAAATCTACGAAGAGTTTACCGTATGCTTCTGACGCTAGGAATTCATCGCGAAAATCTTTCGTCTTAGTAAAGCGTCCATCAACATTCTTATACCCAACGGCAATAGAAACAAATTGCTCGATAAAGTCCATGATGCGGTCTGCGTCACCTGATGCCCCTACATCTTTAACGTAAGTCTCCCAGTCTTTATTTCCTGAGCGACCCATAATACGAAGTGCTTCGGCACTGTTAATGTGGAAGTAGAACTTCTCAGTGAGTTCCTCACCAGAAAGTGGTTCTACATAAGTAATTTCTTTTACAATCATTTGAATAAATCCTTTCTTATAAAAACAAGTTCATTTTGAAATTTTAACCAGTAACTACGCCAAGGAGAACCATGAGTTCTTTTGGAGTAGGAAGTTTAGCGTCAGTGTTGTCTGTACCATAGATAGCTTCTTCAACTTTCTTAAGTTTGTCAGCAGCGAGCTTAGTTGAATCGATAATGATATGTGCCATTGATTGAGTATTGTCAACACCTGTGTCAACTGGAGTTGTTGTGAAGTCCCAAGAGAATTCGATAGCATCTGGTGAGTCATTGATTGTTTCAAAGTCTTTAGATGCAACACCCGCAGTGGCATTGTATACCAAGTTGATAAGGTAACCGTGACCTGTAGACTCAGTATCATTACCGATAAGAGTACGGTATGCGAAACCGAATGATTTACGAGTTTGTGCAGTAAGTTTAACACCTGCAACAGCGTCAACTTCACCAAGACAAGCTGCAAATTCATCAGGATAAGTGTAAGCTGAGATAGAACCTTTGAATGATTCTTTCGCGATCAAGTTCAAGTATTTACCGTTGTTAGCGTATTTGGCTGTAGCGTCACCACCATCTGGTGATTCAGACACTTTAGTCAAACCATTCCAAGCTACACCTTTTTCATATGTACCAGCACTGGCCATAGGGAAAAGTACACCACGGTCTACACCTGTTTGGTAAGTTTTTTGACCAGTTTGGTCCCAAAGCAATTTTGCCATAGAAATAATAACCTCTCTAATAATATACTCTATACGTCTCTTGATATAAACCATTGTCTACATCATAATTGTTGAGGCGTACATAATCGAATTTGTCAAGCATGGCGTCCTCGATTGAGTCGTCGTCCACCCTTGTAAAGAAATTAACAATATAAGATCTGTTAGAACGATAAGCTCTGTTGTTTGCTGACTCTACATCTAGGTAGTTCTTTTCAACAACAATACAAGGGAATTTCAGTTGAGAACCATCTGGTTTCTGATAATACACCCTTGGACAAATCGTCTTAAGTTCTTCGATGAGTTCAGTGTGTGTTCTAGTCATAATCTTTAATTACTACCCCCAATTTATTAATGTCTTCAAGACTCATAACGCCATCAGGTACAATTCGTACTCGTGGTGGGTAATTGAGGATTTTACTTACAGAATACACTTGATTCTTGTAAATAACGTACCAGATACGATTAACACGGTCTGTATCATCATTGGCGAATACAAAAGAGAAGTCGAAGTTAGACTTAATATTCTCGTTGATTCGTTGTGAATCAGAAATATCATAGCGTCTATTTTCGACAATGTTAGCAGGGACCTTTCGATATCGTGTGTACTCGTACGAATATACACCAGGTTTAACCTCTGTCTCTTCAATACCGCGAACTAAGATATCAATTGTCGTCCTCATGCTGCTCTCCTATATTCCATTTTGAAATTAGCCGCCTGTACGTCCTGTAGAGCCTGGATTTCCTGATGCAGGACTCGCAGCTTCGTCAGCGTCTGAATGTTTAGACAAGTATTTGTCACCAGGTTTGTCTTGTTTTTCAACCCAGTTAGGTTTTGTCTTAAGGGCATCTTTACGGAATTTAAGCATATCTTCGTTAGTTGCTTCAGCATCTGTAACTGTTACAAAGATGAAGGCACGTGGGATCATGATAGCACCTGAAAGGCGTGCTTCCATAAGGTATTTCATTTGGTTAAAGTCGATATCGAAATCGTCGAATGTTACGACTTGTCCACCTTGAGATTGACCGAATACGTAGTCATTCAAGTTACCAATCAAGAATTTACCTTGAGGCATATCACGGAATTCGATAACTTCAGAACATCCGAAGTAAGATGCAAGGTCTGAGTTAGTTGCAAGACGGTTACCATCGCTTGATGCGCCATACAAATAACGACCGTTCTTATCTTTAAGAGTTTTAAGTTTAGAAAGGTCGAATGGGTTGATGATAAGTGATGGAGAACCAGAACCTTGGTAACCAGGAAGAGTCTTGATTACATCATCAACAACTGACATCCAGTTTTGTGAAGTGAGTTTGATTGTGAAGAAATCATCATCTTTAGTGATTGGACGAATATGTTCTTCGTTGATTTTCTCTTTGTTTGGTTTACCACTAACAATAGCTTCACGACCATCACCAAAGATAGCAGCACGTACGAGCTCTTCTTTGAACTTGATTGATTGTACTTGTTTCAAGAATGAAACTGCGTCAATACCGTTTTCACGAATATCAATTACATCATCACGGTCAATTGCTGTTTTATGGATGACAGTTTGTGGTGTAGTTGTACGATAGTACAAGCTGATAAGGCGTTGATTAAGTTTTTCATTACCTTTGATGTAACCACGAGCACGAGCTTGTTCTTCTGTCAAGTCAGCATAAATGTTTTTAACATTTGGTGAAGACACAGCGCTGAATTTGTTGAGGATTGTTTCAACATTTTTAGCGTTAGGATTGTAAGCTTGAATACCTTTTTGCAATTGTGCTGCTGGGAACAAGATATCAATGTTAGAGATACCGTGTTGCAAGAATTCACCACTTGAATCTACACCAGCCAAAGCTGCTTTAATTGAGCCTGTACCAAGAGCTGCGGCTTCACGTACAGCTACATCAGCAAGTTGAGCAGCGTGTGTCAAAGTGTCTTGTTCTTCAATTCCATTTTGATTGAAATGATTTTGTTTCATGTCTACTCCTGAATGTTCAATTTCTTCTTCGTCTGTGTCGGCTTCTTCGTCAGAATCATCTTCAGAATCGTCTTCAGACGCTTCGAGTTCATCAACTTCTTCATCTTCATCGTCTACTGGTTCGAATTCGTCTAGGCTAGAGTTAGCCAATTCATCTTCTTCGATTTCACCAGCAACAGATTGAATGATATTGATAGCCATAGCTTGTTCATCACTAAGAGTTTCGATAACCTCAGCATCTTGTGGTGTAAGTGATTCTACACCATTTTCAAGCATATTAGTGACTACTTCGGCTTGGTCTTCTGTGAGAGTATCAAGTACTTCTCCAATAGTCGCCATTTGTTTCTCCTCCGAGTTGGAATGTTTCAACAAGTCTTGTGTTAGACCTGTAGTGATGAAAATCTCATCGCCGACTTGTCCGTCACCGTGAGTAAGAACCTCTTCGATGACAGCACCAGGATTTGCGCCCTTGAGTACTAGTGACACTTCATAGATTTCTCCATGAATTACGTCTTGTCCACTCTTTTGGATTTTACGAGCGCCAATTGACATTTGGTTCACGTCTCCGTGTCGCAAAAGTTCTTTGGCATCCTGACCACGTTCTGTTTCATTGAGATACCCGTAACCGTATACGCCTTGGTCATTTGAATGAAGAAGGATATATCCGATTGTATCTCCTGGTTGAGAATAAGAATGTTGCCAAACCAATGGTACTTTTTCTCCAGACAATCCAGAGAAGGCACCATGACGGATTGTTACACCGTCTGAACATTTGAGGTCATTCTTCGTAACCCAACCAGCGAAATCGTAATTTTGTGGTTTCATTTGATACCTCTGATAATGTTGTGTTTACGTTTAAGATACTTAGTATTCATCTTAGTATCCATCTTGTAGTAACGTCCTGCAAGATTACCTTTGTTGGTCGCTACAATCTTATAGAATTCGTAAGTTCTATCTGGTGAAGTTTTAGAAATGTTGTAATACCCAGACTTTTCAGCTTGGGATTTGAAATCTTTATCTTTCTCAAATCGACGCATTAGCTTGTAGTCTGCACGTTCTCTCTTCTTAGAGAGTTTGTTTATCTTCTTGCTAAATTGTTTCTGTTGAGGAGAGACACTAGATTTCTTTCTAAAGCCCCACTTCATACCTCTAACACCAAAATGAATTATTTCATTTTGATTTTTTTTTTAGAGACAGTAGATAAAGCAGCTTGATAATCAAAAGTCGCAGATTGTTGGATATTATTCTTACGTTTCTTACGCTTGTAGTAAGATTCGTTTTCATTCTCCAAATCTCGAGTACGAGCAGAGTTACGACGACGAACAGAATCACTAGCATTCTTACCAGATTCGTACATGTTCTCCATCTTACGAGTATTATTCTCTTCGAGTTTAGAACCTTTGTTTCGAGAACCAATTCGTTTGTTCTCTGCTTCAAGGTCTTTAACACGTTGATTCCACTCGTTGTATTGTTTATAATTCTTACGACGTTCTTCTGGGGATTTAGACATATGGTCTTTCATCTTACCTTTGTATTTACGAATAAGAGCGTCATTACCAGACTTCATGTCACCGTTACGGAATTTCTCACGAGTGTTTTCACCGATAGCATCACGAGAACGATTCTTTTCAGATTTCTGTTTAGTCTTAATATCTCTACGTGTTTCGTTACGTTTGATTTTAGCTACAGATTCTTCAGCTTTCTTACGTGTCTTGTTACGTTTTTCGCGTTTATCCATAGCTTTACCACGAGCTTGGTCAATCTTACGCATTTTATCTTTTTCAGATTTAGCTGTTTTACGATTGCGTTTCTCGCGTTTGTCCATGGCTTTACCGCGTTTTTCATCGAGCTTCTGAGATTCAGATTTCTTATACTTACCTTGACCGTAACGTCTATCAAGTTTGTCTTGAATACGTGCTACAAGTTTCTTATCGATTTTACGCTTCTTATATCCAGCAGAAGCCATAGCTTTATCGCCAGATTTATTACCAAGAGTACCAGTTGTTGTTTTAGAAGTAGTAGGAAATACAGTCTTCTTAGCAACTCGGATAAGATTGCTTGCTGTCTTAGAAACAGCTTTAGCTGTAGGGCGAACCATGTTGGATGCTGTTTTGGCTGCTGAACTTACAGTCTTCTCAGACTTCTTGTACAAGTCACCAAACATGTCCATAACAGAACGTCCAGCACGACGAGCTTCGCTTACACGACGTTTAGCCTCTTCAGACCATTTACCGCCATGAAGGAGAATCTCGTTGTTAGGGTCAATATCTCTTACTGACCATTCTTGTTTCTCCATTATTACCTCCTAATAGGATTACCTGCTTCATCAACAGGATTACCTTGATAGTCTACAAAGTTACCATTCTCGTCTTGATAGACGTACTGACTAGGATCATCTTCACCCATACCAGTGTCAGCTTCTTGTCCAGCAGTCGCAATACCGCCCATTTGGTTACCATCCGCAATATTACGGTTGTAAAGTTGGTCAGCCAATGGATTAGGGTGAGGTTCTTTACCAATGAATTGACGAATCTCGTTAGGTGTAAGGATTGCATTACGAGAGAACAAGTCTGCAGTATTGGCAAGTTGTTCAATAGGAAGAATCTTAAATGGGTCACGATAGAACTGAACAATTTGTCCTTGAGTACGAGCAGTTTTACTAATAAAAGCAACATTGACTGCATCCACAATAGCTTGTAGAATTGGATCAATCACTCGGTTATAATAAAGGTTAAGCTCTGCCCCAGATTGAGTACCATTGATAATGTTCTCAGTGATACCGATTTGGTTGTAGAAATCTTGCTTAAGTTTATTAATATCCTCAAGAGTATTGTTCTGGATGTTACCACCAGTTGGAATGAACTTCTCATTGTTATCCAATGTAGCCAATCCATAAGTAGATTTACTCATCTCAGCTTCCAACTGTTTACGACGTCTATCCGCTTGCTTCTGATGATAATCAGAGTTTGTCTGATAAGGAAATTGGATAAAACCATTAATCTTACCAGCCGCGGCATTTCTGTCCTCAGAATTCATCAAGTTAATCTTTTGTTTCAAGAGTTGAAGAGTTTGGTTGCTATCTTGTAGAATACCACTAAGGGGAGACTCAATAATAGCTATATCTTCTTTCTTGAGAGATTGTTCGAATTCCAATCCAGTGTCTTCGTTGTAATACCGCACCTTGACGCAGTCAGTAAACCACTGTGTGATTTTACCCACACGAACTGACTCCACGTCAAATGTCTTTTCACCGTCCATAACTTTATCAGTAACGGTTGGAACGATAGCGATAACACCTTCATCTAACAGAGACCACACCAAATCAATAATGAACGCTCGTCCAGTTTGGTCGATGTTCGCCTTGTAAGTAAGACAATCAATCAAACCAGATTTAATTTCATTTTGATTTTTTGTAAGTGCGTCAATCTTCAAGTGTTTGAACTCAACTGTAGATGCATCAATAGCAATACGGTTGATAATAGATTTAATCAAATCACTACCATAAGAGGTGTTCATTGATTGAATGTACGAAGGAGAATGATATGTCGAAATCGATTGCCAATTGGAACCAGGTTCGACTGTGAAACTACCATTACCCATCGCGTTCGCAGACTCGTACGTTTTGTACGAATGTAGCAAAGTCGACATATGTTCACCTTTCTACATAAACATCTCTCTATTACGAGTCATCGCAACCCAGGCATCCATAAGAGCAGCCACGTTATCGATTTTCTCATCAGAGCGACGCTTATCTAATTTGTAGTTACCATTGTTATCCTGTAATGCTACAGAATTACCCATGGCGAATTTCATCAGCTCTTCGTCGAATATCAACATACGAGCCTCTGCAAGTGCTTTGATTTCACCCAAAGGTACAGACTCAGTCTTAACACCTTGTCGCACTGTCTCAACACCATACTCACCGTTTTCCATACACCAGCGGTCAACGAAAGCTCCAGCGTTGTAAGGGTCAAACCCGAATGACAGAACAGCCCAGTCATGCTCATGAATGTAATCACGAACATCTTCGTATACTGCCACCCAATCCAAGAGAGAACCAGGCATGATCACCAATGTTCCTTCTTGTTGTAACTCGTCGTATTTGTATCTTGTTGCGGAAGGGAGTTTACGATACTTAGACTCAGATACATAAGACCTTGTCTTAATACCAAACCTCTCTCCACCCAAAGGAAATACCCAAGTAAATGCCCAGAAGTCATCCCCTTGCGATGCGTCCATACCCATAGAACATGGTAACTTGTCATAGTTCTGATAAGCGTGTTTTTGGATCTCATCGTAAGTAAAGAAGTAAGTATAACCTTCAACGGGGATACCAAAACGCTTAGCAAGGATATCATTCCTTGTAGCAGGGTTGGCTTCAGCACGTTTAACGTCACGCATGTAAGCGTCATAGGATACAGTTACTCCGATATTAGGACTGGCTTTAATCCAGGCAGAAGGGTCATTCACTTCGTTCAAGTCATCTAGACGATAATACCAGATTGATGTATGAGGGTCTTCGTATTCGCCTCGTAGGATTTTCAATAATTCCATTTTGATTGAGTCACCTACAGAGTCACGAACCGTACCCTCGGAGGATACTGCCAGGATAATGTAATCGTCTACACCGCCCTTGGCTGCTGATTGTTCCAGTGCACCGATAACGTCCTCCTTAACGTCACCAGAGAGCCACTCATCGACAGTACAATACTTAGCACGAGAACCTTGTAGTTTATCAATACGCATTGGTCTGATTTCGACGTACGAATTGGTAATCTTGTTCTCGATACCTTTCTTAGTTGATGCCAACTTAGCTTGTGTGTATTGTGATCGTGACTTGTTAGAACCATCAGTCAATACAGAGAACAACGGGCCACGAGACTTAGCAATGGCAGTTGAGAAAGGCATCATGACCTCTTCTGCTTGAGCCATTGTAGGAGCCGTTGTGATTTGTTGTGTTGTCTTTGTATCTGTTAATAGACCATATGCTTGGATAGTTGTCTCGTAAAGTGATTTTGAATTACCACGAGCGATAATTAAATACTGTTTGTTACGAAGACGTCGCTTCTTGCGAACTGTAATTCGACGACCAGTAGCTGGGTCGATTGTGTCTTCCTCCGAATAGTAATACCATGATAATAAGTCTTCAGCCCACATCTTAAATGTAGGAAGAAGTGTCAAGTCGGTACCATCAGTTAGAGTCAGTTCAGCTTCGCAGAAACGAACATACCCATCAATGGCATTTGGGTCGTAGAAATACTCAGGATTAGCGATGTCATCATCAATCCTGTTCATTTGGAGTGAGATGTTCTCGCATACTCTAGTCTCGCCTCTTAGAACTGAGTCGCGAAACTCGCCATAATATTTCGGGACCATAGTATTAGATAACATAAGTTACTCCGTTATTTGTTTTTCTTCTTCTTACCGTCGCCGCCGTTAATCTGTTTATTAAAGTCACTATAGAAATTAGTGAATCCTTTAATCATATCGTTTGTTGATTTAAGGCTTTCGTAAACATCTCTATCTTGTTTATAGCGTTTAATATTGTTATGGTTGCCAGTATATGTTCCTGAGTCTTTATCGTATTTTACACCATAGTTTTCAGGTGCAACACCATTACGATAGAACATCTTTTCAAATCCATAATTGGCACCAGCATTAAGACCAACGATAGCAGCAGTTGTAAGAATTTTCTTACGACGCTCTTTTTTAGCTTTTTCAGCTTGTTCACGTTCACGTTGTGGACCGTAAACTAAGGACTCGAATTCACGTTCAGCCTTGATACGTTTATTACGTTGTTCGATAGCTCTAGTACTCATACGGTCACGATGTTCGTACTCGTAAATAAACTGGTCTTCACGCATTCGGTCGTTAACTTTCTTAACATTACGTTTACGACGAGGGTCTTGGTGTTGCTGTGCGGCGATTTGGTCGTTAGGGTCTTTCTTGCGGAACTTGCGTAGAATACCACCTGTTTTAGGATTACGCATTGCTCCTGAAGAACCACTAAAACGACCTTTACGTCTACCCCATTTCATACCCAGGATACCATAATGTAGAAGGTCGTCCTGAGATTGTTGTTGAGCAGAAATGAGGACTTCGTTGATAGAGTTAGTTTTCACCATTCTCCACCTCCATTCTAATCCTCCATAGTAAATGCTCAAGCGATTTTTCTAAGATTGATTGTTGTTGTGATGGCGGTGGGTCAAACATCAACATAATATATTGGACAACGTATTGTTTACCTGTTTCCAATAGATTTTCATTGTCAACATCTTCCCATTCCATTTTGACGTCTTTGTCCCAATCACCAGTCCACTCAGGTTGTTCCATAACCAAACCATTTTGTTTGAGTGTAAGAAACGCTGTTGAGATTAGTGACTCGAGAGAGAAGACGTATTGTCCATCAACAACCAAATCTTTTGTCAACGATGGGGCTCGTTCGACAACATCTTGTAAAATAGATGACATTTAATTACCCCATAGAATTGTATCGCCTGGTGTTCTTTCGACATACTCTTCCTCTTTGGGTTTACCATAGTGGATTGTATTGTGTGTCGCAATAGAACAACAGATTAGGTTGTCTTTATCGAAGAGTTTCTCGACATTCCAATTCTCGATATCCTCCTCGTATAAAGGGTTAATATGGTGAACGATAATAGGCCCTTCAATTGGTAATCCTAAGATACCAAGGTCACAACCTAAATCTCGTTCGATGACTTCATCTCGCACGCGCATCCATTCACGCGACTTGTAGAAACGATTAGACATGTGACGTGGAGAAGTAGCATTGCCATCTAATAGTATTAGATATTCTAGTCTAGCATTCCAGTCTTCCTGTTTGAGGGCTAGTTCTGCTGACCTAACCTTCCATGAATTCTCCTTCAAGCCAATCGTCTCCTTCTTCCTTGTCGTGTGAAGGTAAATATCCAGCGAAAGCACGCATTGCCTCCGTGTACGCCTCGTTAGACTTACGTTCAGAGTTAATAGCTTCAGTTTTAGCCTGGAGCATTTCGTTCTGTAGTCTTAAGTTTTCTTCTTTTAGTTGATTAGTAGGGGAAGCACGATTTAACCAAAACACAATTTCGGCTGAACTGGCTTCACCATTACGGAGACGCTCTTCGGATACTTGCATTGCGAGTGCTTGCATCTTCTTGTCATATTGTTCAGGGGTCCGTCCCTGGAATTTTGGTTGTAGTGTTTCATCCATACTCTAGCTCCTATTCAGCGTCAGCTTCCTTGCTTGCAAGATAGACTTGTTCTACAGAGAATTCTGAGTTAGCAACGAAGCCACCTTGTAGGAGTTCGATGAATTTACCATCAGCAGTTTCACGACCTTTGAACTGTGTGCCTTCAGGAAGTACATCCTCACTTGTTGTGTCGTCTACTGGTGCTTTACGTACAATTACACCTGCTGGTGCAATCACTTTATAGTGATTATACATGGGTTTCTCCTTACTTTTAGTATAGTTTTTGAGACATACCTATCTCAACCACACACACTAGCCGTACCAACGACATAGAACCAGCATAATAAAACCCAAATTTAACTCAGAAGGAATGAAACGTACGGAGAAAGGATGAAACCCGCATTGTTTTTTAACACAGTATTGCTTACATAGTGTGTTTAGACCTGTAAATATGGCTAGTGTGCATGACTGAAATAGGTATAGACCTAAAATCAGTTTTCAAATTTTTGCAACGGGGAAATTTTCGAGAGCCCGGACGATGACGGGAGGGTGGTTATTTTTTCGACCCCCCCCTATGGTCTGGGTTAATGATTAATCATCTGTATAGATGAGGTCACCATCTGCATCGTATTGTAGCTCTTGTTGTGGTTCATCATCCTCTTTAGGCGATGGAACGTATACAATGTTACCCCAGATGTTGTGCTCTAGGACCTCTGCCTCTGCCAGTGCCCATGCCTCGTCATCGTTCAACCATGGTTGTGCACCTAGCTTGGTGTCGTAGATGCGAGCGAGGTAGCGTTCGAGGTAGTAGCCATGCTCTTCATCCCACTGTCTCCACTGTTCGTACTGGTCTAGTGGTGAGTAGGGGTTGTCACTAGTAGTCAGTGCCATGACTGTGTGCTCCTTCCTTAGTGTAGTAGTAGTGGTACAGTGTAGTAGTGTAGTGTGTACTAGACTGTAGTGACTAGGACTCCTTGACATAGCGGTTGATAGTAGAGGTACTAACACCAAGCTGCTTAGCAACCTCAGCATAGGTGTGACCATTCGCTATCATAGCAGCCGCTCTATCAGCCCTAGCTTTAGAGAGTGTAGTAGTAGGACGTGGTGTAGCCAAGCTCTTGAGTTGGTCACTGTCCATGTACTTGATGAGTTCCTGTAGCTTAGTAGTAGAGATAGCATTAGCTTGTATTGCATCCCACTCAATATCAGTAATCTTAACAGGATTTCTGTGTGCACCTACTTCTTCTCTGGCTGCAGTAATTGCTTTAGCTCTAAGCTTCTTAACATCAGCCTTTGATAATTCTTCTCCATTTGCTGTAGCTCTATCCAGTTCACGTTGAATGTTAGAGTTAGCTAGAATCTGTGCTTGTCTTTCTCTAGGTTTATTAAGCTTGGCTAGCTTGACCTTCTCGTTGAGAGAGTTCACTTCATCAGTGTAGATCTTAGCAGCAACAGGACTCTTCTTCGGAGTCTTAATAGATGCAAGCTCTGTCTCAGCTTTAGACTGGCGAGCTTTAAGATTATTAATATAATCTACATATTCTTTTTCTACAGGAGCAGCCTTCGGTCCAAGATAGACAGAAGCATCCTTGATGACAGAGGTGATAGGTACGTCGATGCCACCACGGTTGACGACCTTCTTCTTACCATTCTTGTCAATGATTTCTACATTCTCTCCACCAACTTTTACTGTTTGTTTTCTACGAGATAATACAGAAGATGCACCTAAAGATATACCATCTTTATCTTTATTTAATTTATTTAAATCAGTTACTTTTAATTCTTTTCTTGTACGTTTATCGTAATAAGAAAGTTTATCGTAATCGATTCTATCTACGTGTTCCATATACTTCTTACGAAGTTCAGGGATACGGTTTTCTTTTTCACTACGTTTATAGTTAAGCCCATGTTTATATGCATCGATAACAACCATCGAATGTTTTGTTGCTCGAGCTAACTCTTCATTGGATGCACCACGCAAAGTCATATCAGTAATAAGATTAGATACAATTCCCATTTGTTTCTGTTGATACTCTTTACTGATAGGTTTGAAGGAACCTGCTGGGTCTTTGTATTTCTTAGGGTCAAACCCTTTCAACTCCTTGAGCATAGGAGCAGACTTATACTTACCTTCATTGTTAGGAATAACATAAGCTACGTCACCATCGAAGTCAGCACCTGATAGTTTACCTGCTACCTTTGGATGAATACCAATAGCATCAGGAGAATCACCACCAATTAGTTTCTTACCTGGGCCTTTGTTGTTTACAATAAGCTCAGGGATTTCGAAGCGACCAGCGTGTGGATAACGTACCAAGATAACACGAGTACCATCTTCATAACGAGGAGCGAATACTTCGTTCTCCTTCATGTTAGGAACAGGTAACAATACGTGACCACGGAAACCAGCAGGAGCTGAGGCTTTAATATGTACAGCCTTAGACTCAGTAGTTTGAATATAATCTTCTAATAGTTTACGTTTAACTATAGGATTATCTACTTTCATGATTTCATCGTAGTCTGTATCGTGTTCTTTTAATGTAGCACGTAGACGCTCACGAACAACAGGACGAGGTTGTTTAGCCAAGAACTGAGATGATAATGTCTTAGACCAATCATTCCAATCTCCTTCTTCGTTGACAATATTAACCTTGCCGACCTTGTAGATAGGAGTTGTTAGCTTATGACCAATACGTTTCTCTTCAGCAGCGGTTGCAACTTTATCAACAACAGGATTACCTTTCTTATCTAGAAGAGGTGGTTGTCGTTTAACTGCGGCAGAGAATGGGTCATCTTGATTAATCTTACCATCAATAAGGTTCAATGGTTTAAGTACATCCTCTTTAGGTGTGCCTTTCTTCTTGTTCGTGTTAAAGATAACATCGACACCGTCAGGAAACATCTTATCGTCTCCATAAATAGCCATACCTTTTAGATAGTGAGTGTCACCTACAGCGATACGAACTTGGGCATACTTCTTGCCTCCTAAGTTAATATCTTTAGAGCCAGGACGAATATACATAACACCATCTTGTGTTTCTCCGTCTTTCTCAGTACCGTGACCTTTCTCACCCTCTGGAATAGCATACTTAATTTGTAGACGGTTCCATGGAATACTAGTTACATCTTGTAGTTTTTGGATATTTGTTGTTCCAGCACTATCTGCACGATATTTGGTAGAACGAATCTTATCCTTGTTATCGTACACATCTTTAATTGTCTTATCTGCAGTAGTAAGCACAGCAGTTTGAGGTTTGTTCATTGGATTAGTGGCATTTGGTACGTTAATCTTGTAAAATGCGTACTCACCACTATCTACCAATGCACGACGAGCAGACTTAAGACGGTCTTCAGATACACCAAGTTGTGCTTCAACACCTTCACCAACATCAAGATATCCTGTTTGAGCTACAGACTCTTTGAGTCTAGCTACAAGCTCTTGTGTTGTGATACGGTCTGCACGTTCTTTTAGGGTTTCTTGATTAAGAGCCTTACGAACACTTGTTTCAGACCAACCAGTCTTCTCCATAATTTCCCTTACAGGACGTCCATCTGCAAACATGTTTTTAGCAAGCTCAGTATTGTATTGGCGTTGTTGTTCACGCATAATATTGATTTTACTACGTAATGCATTGACAGACATACCTTCTAGGTCTGCAATTTTCTTATACACTTCGTTACTGTCAAGACCTTGAGCCTTAAATTCTTTAAGACGACGTTGGTGTCGTTGAATCCATTCTAGGTCACCAGGTGACATATGTTGATACGGATTCTTACCAGAGCCTTTAGGATATCGTCCTGACGTGGCTGTACCAATGTGCATAAGAATGTCTTGTGATTCTTCACTAACCTCGGCTAGCTCTTGAGGTGTGTAGTAATCTTTCATTTTCAGGAATTCCTTTCTAAAAATACGTAAAAATACAGTTATTTTAGAATGCCTCTGAGAGGCTCTGAGAGCCCATATAAGTCATTTTACGCGTTTCTGGTATAATTGTGCACGATATACCCTAACGTTGAATATACGCTATTCTATGGCTTCTGAGACGTATTCTGACGCGTCTAACTGTAGAATCTTGTATTTTAGCAGATTTTAGATTGTTTGTCATAATATATTATGATAAAAAAATGAAACGAGTAGTGAGACTTCACCTACTCTAAAGAATGAAATAGGGCAAATTCCTATTTCCTCTCTATTAGAGAAGTGGAAAAGGCAAAAATATGTGCGGTTTTAGTCAAAAAGTAACTTTTTGGTCCTCTTTCCACTCTACGTAAATACGGTCGATACTACGTTTACTATACTTATCTTTATACTTGTCATAGATTGTATCAGGTACTAGACCTTTAGTAAAATCTTCGTAAATTTTATTACGAGCCGAACCATTCTTGAATGAACCTCTAGGACGTCCAGGACGTTTCTTACATTTGCTGTAATCGATATTGTATTTATCTAAATATCGTTTAAGAGCATAACGACTACTGAATCCCATTTCTCGTTGAATTAGTTCTAATGGCCATTCATGGTCTACAAGCCATTGTACATCTTCTAGTTTGATATCTTCTGGATTACGTTGTGTTGATTTAAATTGTGTATCTTGTGCGGTCAATCTTGCTACCCTTTCATATACTTCGTAATAATGTTTAATAATAAAATTAGTTCCTTGTCGTTCTTGTACTGCATTAAAAACTGTATTTTTTAATGGGAAACAGTTTTGGTCGCCTAATTCGTATGTCATAACACTTGCCATTTCTTCAATTGTTTTTAGGTCTTGTTTACGTGTTGCATCATAATCATCATAATGTATTGTATAATTATCGTACACAAATTTGTCGTGTTTTTCATACCAAACAAGCCCGTCTACACCAAACACCTCAAGTGCGTGATTAATTCTTTCTTCGATAGCATCATCAGAACAAAAATAGTCCGTATAATGTTTCTTTGTTTTTTCGAAGTTATAATCATAGTAACAATAAACACGCATAATCTCCCTATCTAGCCTTGTTATATCTCTTGGTTTAATGTCTTGTTTATCTAGGACATCGTATAAGGTTTGTTTATTATCAACTATAACTGGTCCTAATCTATGTAGCACCTCATTTACCGATATTGTATCATGCATAATATAAATTGCCATAAATCGACAAATAACATCTATTTGGTGTGGACGTAAATAATCGCCATTATGTCTAGACCTTGCAAATATTCTAAATGGATAGAATGGATTTAAATGCGCAATTTCCTTATATTGATAATTATCATACTCTTTAATACGTTTTTGCATTATTTTAAATCTGTCTAGTTGATTATCCAACTTATATTTATCCATCTCTATTCTAATTGACATGACTCTCTCCTTTTTTCTAATATTTTTCTAATAATTGTACATATTTTTTATTTTTTGCTCAGAAAGTGTTTTAGTTTTTTCTATAAATAAATATAGAAAAACTCAATATAAAAGTTAAGTAAAAAAGTAAAAAAACACCCATTTTTACCCCAAAAACACCCCATTTTAGGCCGTTTTTGAGCATTTTTAGTCATTTTTAAAAATGACCGCACAAAACCCCCCTTTTTTATAGTCACATTTTGCACCAAAAACACCCCAAAAACACCCATTTTTACCCCAAAAACACCCCATTTTTAGCTAAAATGTGACTACGTATATCGCCGATTTGTGCGGTACCCACATTTCACTTCCATTTTCTAACATCTCATGTGAGGTTTTCTAACATGGCATGTAAGGTTTGGTATCCATTTTACCCTCATTTTTACACAATTTTCAACCATTTTACACCTCATATTTCTCAAAATAATCGTGATTTGGCCCCCAAAAACTAGCATTTATATCGTTTGCATACAACATAAACAGCCTTTCGAAGGTCAAATTGAACACTTCTAGTACCTCAATACCCACAATATCGTACCCAAAATACCCTTTTAAGTGCTCAAAAGTCTCATTCCAACCCTCTTGACAAGGCGGAAACTCGTTCAAATTCAAGTGATTATACATAATTTTACTAATATCATCGAATCTAGACTGTATATCTTCGTCCAAACGGCACTTAGAATTCATTGAAATAGGCTTATCGACAACAAATCTGCCGAATTTATCGTCAAAAATCACCCCATAATCACCATAAACCTCAATATTTTCCCCATTAATATCAACAATACAAGCCATTTTCACTCCTCCTCATCCCAAAATCTAGCATTTATCCAGGCAATAACCACCGTAACAAGCCCAAATCCAGCCTCTACAGCACGTTTTATCCCCACAACTACGTTCGTAACAATTAAATATGACCCTAGAATCGCTCTCTCAGCAAGCCAAATGAACATATTCTCCCCATCTATCTCAAAATCCATGTCCAATCCTACAATAAACAATACAAAACCTAACCACAATATAAGGTTCATAACGCCATATTTCCATTCCATAACAACAATAATCCTCCATTCTCAATAAAAAGAGAAGCAACGGTAATAAACCGCGCTTCCGATCTTTAGTTTTCTTCTACAATTTCGTCTTCTGACAATTCCATATCAACTTTGTCTTTGATATCAGAAATAGCATCCATAATTGAATCTTTGCTTGCTATACCAACCACCATAGCACCCATCATGTATTGTGCCAAAGTATATCCATCAAATTTATCATCATCACCAATCCCGTCACGATTCATCAATGAGCGAGTTAGTTCTTTAACAATAAAATGAATTTCCTTACTTTGAGCATTGTTTACATCTAGGTCTAGGTAGGCCTTAGCAATACAATCATCAAATTTAGATACATATCTCAATTCTTTATAAACTTCGTTTGACATCTTAATGTCCTCCAATTAATAATATAGTTAGGGTTTCTCTCCCTATTATACACGTAGAAAAAAAAACATTAACTAACAATCTTAGCTAATACCTCATTTAGCTTTTCTATATACAAATTAATATTACCATTACCAATCTTAATATGTGGGTCTGTTAACATACCACCATCAGACCAACTATCAAAGTGTTTTAAGGTTGGTTCAGAATAAAGCCCACCAAATTCATAATCGTTATTAAAGATACAAGAACAATCAAGCGTCAACCTATCACCATTATATATACATATATTAATAGAAAACTTACAATTATCACCATGTATCTTATCCTCTGTCTCATGAGGGAATGTAACATAATAACTTTCAATGTGTTTAATATTATCCGCAATCCACTCCATAGCCACAGGATAAAACACGACAAACTGATTCTTAACCATTTCCATTGAACCTTTATCCATACGAATCACCCCACAATCCATCTATACACAACGAATAATACAAGATAAACTATATTATTAGCAATACCCAAAACAACTTTGTTTCTAATATATTCCTTCCTTTCTTCGCCTTCCTTATCGTTAACATCATTTGATTTAACATACCCGATAAAGAGACAAATACCGTAACTCACAATATAAGATATCTCAGGAAATCCAATCTTGTGTATAACTGTATTCCATCCAAACATAAACACAAATGCATCAAACAATGAATTACCAATAGATAACAACGTATATACCAAAGTTTCAATCATTCCACATTTCCTCCATTAAGTTTTACAATACGATTATAACGCAACTCCATACCGTCAATAAACTCTTTAAAAGTCTCTTCGTTATCCCCAACAGAGATACTCTGCATTCTTTCTTGCCAGCCATCCAAATCCTTCTCAAGATTAATTGTCAAGAACAAAAGATACACTTCGTCCATAGTTAATCCTTTTCTACCATTAAAACCTAAATCCATAAGAGCTTTAATGTAATCACAACTATAAACAGTATTAACCAGTCTTGTTTGCTCTGGTGTAGCATTCTCGGTGTAATACTCTAAAATAGACATATCATCCATTGTCCTCTTCCTCCTCTTTATATTCAGCCAACCCCTCATCAACAACTTCTAAATATAATTTCATTGTTGATTCCTCACTAGCACAACCAATTTCGCTGTCTGCCCACTCTGACATTTCCAAATCACGTTCAAATGCAGCACGAGTATAAATAACCATTAAGTCTGTTTTCGTGAAATTCTTTTTCTTTGACATATTATAATCGTCAAGAATACTATCAAGCTCATGACTATACAACTCTCTAATCTTTACCCAATCTTCTTTAGTAGCATTCGAACAAAAATATTGCATAACTCCGCCTACTGCCATTATTCAATTACCTCTACTTTTGCTTTATCTTTCGAAACATATTCATTCATCATGTTTTGGATTTCTCTCACCCAATCACCTTTATCAATATCAAACTCACCTTCGGCAAAACGAAGATATCCATTAAGATGTTTAGCAGGATATACATCAACACTACCATTATCTTGTTTTACTCTTTCGACTGCAGGTGAGAACACACGAACAGTCAACACGTGATAATCAACATTTGAAGGAATAGATACATCAATATCAATCCTATAATCATTAACCAAATCAATAATAACTTTATATGTATTTTCAGGCATATTGTAACCTTTTATAACTTTATATCTAGTTAGTTCATACCCATCAATTAATCCTAAAGATGTATAGTAATCAACCCAATTAATAATAACAGGGTTTAATCTATAGTACAAAATATTAATAAAATCTTTCATAATCCTTCCTCCTATCTCGAAGTCATCTCAGCCCAAATCATCAACAATACAATAATAACTAATAATGACATATCAAATACATCCCCCAAATCCACAATAATACAAACAACTCAAATACAATTCGTCGTGTCGTGTCTTTAATAAGATGCGGTGGCATAAATACCACAATCGTTGCAGTAATAAACATTAATGTTGTAACAAAGAACAATAACATAGCATCCTCCTAACCAAACATTACCCACAAAC